CCATGAGCAAGGAGCTGCTCGCGAGCAAGGTCATCATCGTCGAGGAAGAAGCTCGCGTTCCTCAGATTCAGGGCGTCCCGACGAACGTCCTCGGGATGGTCGGCATCACCGAGCGCGGGCCGGTCGGCGAGCGCGTGCGAAGCACGAGCTTCAACGAGTGGTTCGACGTGTTCGGTGGCGCCATCGCCAACGGCGATGCCTACCACTCCGTCCAGGGGTTCTACCTGAACGGAGGGCAGGTGCTCGACTTCGTGCGGACCGTCCACTACACGGACATCAACACCCCAGCGAGCAAGACCTCGGCGGCCGGCGAGGAGACGATCCAGACAGCGGCCGGGGCTCCGACGCAGGGAACCGTGCTGGGAACGGTCGTCGGCCCGTTCGACCTGGCGCCGGGCGACACGTTGCTCGTGTCCGTGGACGGAGCCGGGCCGCTGACCGCCACGTTCAACGCCACGCAGGCGAGCGTGACCGGGGCGTCAACGCAACCGTTCGCGCTGGTCGACGGACAGGCGCTCACCTTCCGCGTCGACAGCGGGGCGATCAGGACGGCCATCTTCAACACGGCCGAGTTCGTCAACATCGCGGCGGCCACGGCAGCCGAGGTCGCTGCGGTCATCAACGCGGAGTGCACGGGCGTCGAGGTCACAGCGGTCGCCGGAGCGGTCGTCATCAAGAGCGACACCTACGGCACCGACTCCGACCTCGACACGTTTGGCGGGACGGCCTGCGCGGCGCTCGGCTTCACCGGCCTGTCGGCCACCGGCACGGGCAACGTCGCCGACATCAACGCGGTGGCCGTCGCCGAGGTGAAGACAATCGTCGAGGCTGCGGTGGTCGGCGTCACCGTCACGAACGACGGCGGGGCGGCGCGCATCACGCGGAACACGGCAGGTGCTTCGTTCTCCGTCGCCGTGACCGCGGCGTCCACGGCGGACGACGAGCTCGGGCTCGACAACGCCACCCACTCGGGCACGAGCGGGGCTGCTCAGGACACGCTGACCGTGACCGGGAAGTACGACGGCACGTACACGGACGACCTCTCGGTCGTCATCGCGGCGGCGACGAGCGGCGTGGTGTCGGAGTTCAACCTGAAGCTCCTCGACGCCGGGGTCGTCGTGGAGGTCTGGCCGAACCTGACGATGGACACGGCCGGAGAGCGGTACGTCGAGACGTTGCTCAACAACGTGAACACGGGCAGCCTGCTCCTCGCCGTCACCGACGAGAGCGCGGGCGGTACCCCGACCGAGCGGCGGCCGGCGAACGGCACGTACTCCAGCCTCGTCGGTGGGAACGATGGCCTGGTCGGGCTCGTGGACAACGACTTCATCGGGTCGAGCGCCGGGCCGACCGGGCTGCGCGTGCTCGACCAGTCGTTGGACCTCGCGCTGCTCGCGATCCCGGACCAGCCCACCTCCGCCGTCCACAACGCCATGGTCACGTACTGCGAGGACACGCGGGACGGCCAGGCGTTCGCCATCATCGACCCGCCGGCAGGGCTGGACAGGGACGAGATCGTCGACTACGTCGAGGTCACGGCCGGGCTGCTCAACCTGACGGAGTACGCGGCCATCTACTGGCCGCAGATCAAGGTCGTCAACCCGAGCGTGCCCGTCTTCGGCGACGTGGACAGCATCGTGGTCCCGCCTTCCGGGCACATCGCGGGCGTCTTCGCCCGGACCGACGGCAGCCGCCCGGGCGGCATCTACCAGCCGCCGGCTGGCGTCGAACGCGGAGTTCTGCGCGGGGTCGTCGGGTTCGAGACGGACACCGTGAAGCAGGAGGCGGTGCGGGACATCGTGTACCCGAAGCGCATCAACCCGCTCACGACGGGACCCGGCCTGCCCCTCTTCATCGACGGCACGAAGACGCTGCGCGGGGACAGCAACTTCCCGAGCGTCGCCGAGCGGCGAGGCGTCATCTACATCCAGCAGTCCCTGAAGGGCGGGCTCCAGTTCGCGCGCCACTCCAACAACACGGCGGAGCTTCGTCGTCGCGTGGACCGCGCCATCACGGCGTTCCTGCTCATTCAGTTCAAGCAGGGCGCGTTCCGAGGCGCGACCCCGGCGACGTCCTTCTTCGTGGACGTGGGCGACGGCATCAACCCGCCGAGCGAGCAGTTTGCGCGCAAGCTGCACGCGCGGATCGGGTTGGCCACGAACAAGCCCGTGGACTTCGTCATCCTTCGGTTCTCCCAGGACACCCGGGAGCTGGAGACGGAGCTGCAGGCGGCGGGCGCGTAGCTCGAGGAGGCTGAACTATGGCAGCGATCCCAGGGATCATCGGCACGCCCCGTTCCTTCCACAAGCGGTTCAAGTTCCGCGTGGAGGTGGACGGGCTCGGGAGCGCAGCGTTCCGCACGTGCAGCGATATCGCGATCGAGCTGGCGACGGTCGAACACCGCGAGGGCGGCGTGCTCATCCCCGACAAGTCGCCGGGGCTGGCGACCGTCGATGACGTGACGCTGGAACGCGGCGCGACGATGGACCGCGACCTGTACGACTGGCTGCTCCAGGTGGCCAACATCGCGGCGAACGGCGGGGAGGTCGACGCCCGCTACAAGCGGATGATCGACGTGGTCCAGTACGACCGGGACAACACCGTCCTCCGGCGCTGGCGTCTGCACAACGCATGGATCAAACGGTTCGTCGCGGGCGCGTGGGATAACGAGGCGGACGAGAACGTCATCGAAACCTGCGTGCTGGTCTACGACTTCCCGGAGCTCATCCAGGCGTAGGGCCGAACTTCCACCTCCAGCGTTCCCTGTGCTACCCTCGGCTGCGCGGGTAGAGCCCGCGTAGCAAGGGGAAGGACACGATGGAACGACTCTGCGAATGCCCGTCCGGGCTCTCCGGCCGGGTCACACACCTTCGCGCCGAGGACGCCGGAGTTCTTGCCGATGGTCGGGCGGTCAGGAGCGGCCGTGCCGCCGACCGCATCCTTCAACGGTGCTGGACCGAGACGAGCGAGGCCGGTCCCTACCACTTCGCCGCGACCGGCCCGGAATGGTCGAACGTCCTGGTCTGCGACCGCATCTGGGCGCTGCTCATGATCCGCATCGCCACCTACGGCGAGACGGAGGAGCTGGAGCTTCGGTGCCCGGAGTGCGGCCACCGCTTCGTGTGGGACTTGCCGCTGCTCGAGCTGCCTTTCCGCCGGCTTCCCGACACGAGCCGGGCTGCCATCGCCGCCGGGAGGAACCGATTCGAGTGTGTGCTCCCCGGCGGCACGGTAGTCGGGTTCAAGCTGGCGAACGGGGCTGACCAGGTGAAGGCCGTCAAGGAGGTCAGGCTGGGAGAGGGCGACCTGGTCGTCGCCATGCTCCGCCAGCGCGTCCTCGACGTGTCCGGGGTCGACCCGAAGGCGCTCGGTGCGTGGTTCTCGGACATGAGCATGGGCGACGTCCAGACGCTCGTGGACGCGATGGACGCTCACGACGGCGGGATCGACACCGGCTTCGACGTTTACTGCCCAAGCTGCACAGTCGAGTGGGAGGTCGACCTCCCTTTGGACCTCTCGCGGATGTTCGCTCCCAAGAAGGCGACTCCGCGGCGGAGGAAGCGGATGGAGTCCGGGACGGGCGGGCGGGCGGCCGTGGAGAAGGCGAAGTCGTAGCGGCTGCGCCCGGGGTCTTCTGGGGTCTGTTCCCGCTCATCACGGAGGAGGAGCTGCGCGCCCTGTGTCGGGCGCTCTGCTACCACCCGGATGGCGGCGGCGGCTTCATGTTCACCCATGCCGACTTCCTGCGGATGGGGATGGGCGAGGCGATCTCCCACGTCGAGTGGCTGGAAGAACAGCGAGCAGCCGAGCGCCGGGCTGTGGAGCGGGCATCCAAGAAGCGGTAGACTGACCAGGTGACGTACCCTGGGCAGACGTTCGAGCCACTGACCGAGCGCCGGGGCGGGGCGACGTCAGCCTTCGTGCGCAGCGGGCCGGAGGCTGGCCCTCGGGCCGGTGGGCCGTCCCTGGAAAGCGAGCCTCTGGCGACGCGCCAGAGGCCAAGGCGGGCCGGGCGTGAGGAGAGGCCATGCTGAACAACCTCGGACTCGGCTTCATCTTCACCGCACGCGACCAAGCGTCGGCGACCATGGCCAGGGTTGGCACCGCGTTCGACCGGCAGGCTGCTCGGGCGCGGATGGCGAGCCGGGTCATGCAGGTGGGGATGGTCGCCGTCGGCGCCAGCACTGCGACGATGGTGTCCGGGCTCGGGCTGCTCCGCGGTGCTTGGGACATGGCGCAGTCCAGTGCCGCCTTCTCACAGGGCATCTCGCGCGTCGCCGGCGCGTCGAATGCAACGGCCGAAGAACTCGCTCAGCTACGGAACCGCGCAATCGAGGCGGGTATCGCCACGCAGTTCACCCCGGACCAGGCAGTCGAAGGTCTGTTCAACCTGGCCACCCTCGGCTACACGGCACAGGAGTCGATGAGCGCGCTCGGCGGAGCGCTCGACCTAGCGGCCGGCGGGGCGATCTCCGTCGAAGAAGCGTCCGGCACGCTCGGAGCAGCGATGCGCGTCTTCTCGCTCGATGCCTCCGAAGCCGCGTCGGTCACCGACAGGTTGCTGGCCATCTCGAACTCCACCGCACTTCAGGCGTCCGACCTCGGACTCGCTCTCGGCAACATCTCCCGCGGCGCCGGGCTCGCACACCAGAGCCTCAACGAGATGCTCCCGGCCATCGGACTCGTGCGGAACACGGGCGTCGAGGCCTCCGTCGCGTCGTCGTCGGTGTCCGCTGCTCTCACGGAGATGGCGAACAACCGAGAGGCGTTCCAGGAGCTGGGCGTCAGCGTGACCGACGCACAGGGGCGCTTCCGTCCGTTCCTCGACATCGTCATGGAAACGCAGACGGCGCTCGGAACGCGGTACACGTCGGAGGCGGAGCGCGCGTCGGCGGCGACGGAGCTGTTCGGGAGGTACGGCACGACCGCCTTCCAGGGCATCTCGACGCAGCTGGCGGCCGGCATCCGAGACTCGACCGGGGCCATTCGCCGCAACGGCGAAGCCGTGACCATGCTGCGCCAGCAGATGGAGAACGCAGCCGGGGCGGCGGGCCAGTTTCGGGACAGGATGCTCAACACGTTCGCCGGTCAGAACACGTTGCTCCGTGGGTCCATGGCCACCCTCGCCGTGGTCATGGGCGAGCCGCTCGCCCGGGTCTTCTCTCCGCTCGTCTCGCTGGTGGTCGCGTTCGTCAACGCATGGATCATGGTCTTCAACACGATGCCCGACGCCGTGAAGACCGGTGTGGCTACGATGATCGTCGCGTTCGGCGGGCTCCTGACGGGCGGCGGAGCGATTGCCACGCTCGGGCTGCTCATCGCGTTGGTCATCCCGTTCATCGAAACGCTCGCGGGCGTCATTGGCGTCCTCGTCGCCGTCATGGCACCGATGATCGCCGGGGCGCTTGCCGCCACCGCCGCCTTCTACGGGCTGTTCCAGCTGTTCCAACGGAACATCGGGAACATCCGCGCCGTCTGGACCGACTTCGTTCGCCAGGTCTCTCTCGGCATCGACGGACTCCGGATGCTGTTCACCCGCGGCGGGCTCACGGAAGCGATGGACAGGTCGCTGGACGCAAGCCCGACGCTGCGGAAGCTCATCATCTGGCTCTACCGCATCGGCCATCGCGTGCAGCAGTTCACGGTCGGCTTTCGCACGGGCATCACCGAGGGGTTCGTCCGGGCACGCCCGGCCATCAACGCGCTCGTCGAAGCCTTCCGTACGCTGGGGCGAATGCTCATGGGAGCAGCGGAACCCTTGGGCAAGCTCGCGCGCACGCCGAGCCGCAGCTTCCGTGACATGGGGGACTCCATTGGCAGGTGGGTCGTGCGTCCTCTGGTCGTCCTCATCGATGTGGTCCGCGGCGTCGTTCAGTTCTTCCAGGGGTTGCTTCACTACGGACGGATCGCGGCGGCCGTCCTTGCCCCGGTGTGGTACGACCTCGTCAACGCCTTCCGAGAGCTCGGCAACGCGCTCACCACGGCGCTCGGGCTCGCGGAGCAGGCGGGTACCGCCGGGCGAACTGGCGTCTCGCCTTGGCGCGAGTTCGCGATGATCGTCGTTCCGCTCATCGCGACCGGCCTGCGGATCGCGCTTGGATGGATCATTGCCTTCGTCCACGCCATTACCTGGTGCATCCAGCTGTTCAACGAGCTGAACGCGGGATGGGACCGGATGATGTTCGTGATCCAGAACCCGGCGCTCATCTTCGTCGCCTCGTGGAACTGGGCGCGCGGGCAGTTCTTCAACATGCTCAACGCGATGATCGCCGGCGTCAATTCGTTGGTCCAAGCCCTTCCGCCGTTCATGCGGAACGGACTCGGAATCACGACGATTCCGTCCATCCCGACACCGCAGGTGGTGGGCCAGGCGCAGTCGCAGGCATCCAGGCAGGCGAAGGCCACCGCGCCGCGAGCAGCAGAGCCGGCCCCGACGGCGATGGCGACCATCAGCGCCAGCCCGGAAGCGCGTGGCGGACAGAACGCCATGCTCCAAGCTGCACAGGCGATGCAATCCCAGAACGCAGCCTTCCTCGGCGCACTACGCCAGCGGGACCAGACGGAGGGGAACCGCCCGATCCAGCTCATCGTGGACGGGGAGGTGCTGGCACGGGCGACGGCACGAGCCGCCCGCGGCGGAGCAGCAGCAGCCGGTGCCCCGACGCCGGGGTTCGCGGAGGACTGACATGTCGACCGTCGACAGATGGGTGCCCCCGAAGGTGACGCTGACGAACCTGTCCACGGGCGTCACGTTGGAGGCGCAGTTCAATCCGGACGCGCTCGAGGAGACGGTCAGCGCGAACTACGCGAAGCAGACCGTCCCCGGGCTGTCGCACGAGGTCCTCCAGTTCAGCAACACGACGAACGAGGCATTCCCCCTGAACTTGTTCTGGCGTGCCGAGAGCCGGGGGGACGTCGAGACGCTTCAGCGCGCTCGGCGGTTCCTCAAGAGCCTCCTGTACCCAAAGTCCGGAGCCGAGGACATGGCCAGTGGCGGGCCGCCCAGGGTGCTGGTCGTGTGGCCAGGAATGATCGCGATGACGTGCGTCATCATGTCGGTCAAGTTCTCGCACGCCTTGTTCACGAAGTTCATGCGGTCCCGCGCCTACATGGCCACCGTACAATGCGAGGAGATTCGCGACACCCGCATCGGCAGTGACGACGTCTTCGACGACACGAGCCTTCGGCTTGGCGAGCGGCCGGACATCGGCGTTCCTCCGGACGCGCGCATTCGGCGGACGATGGAGGACTGAGCCATGCCACCGCGTTTCATGTCACGCCACTCCTTCAGCGAGGCCACGGCGCTGTCCGACCTGGACGACGACCGGCGGTTCCTCACCGACCGGGAGTGCTTCGGCTTCCGGCAGTTCTCGGACAACCGAACGCACCTCGTTCGGGCCGGGGACACGCTGCAGAGCGTTGCTGCTCGGTACTACCGAGGGCTTCCGCGCCCGAGTGGGCTGTGGTGGGTCATCGCTGACTACCAGCCCCAGCGCGTTCACGACCCGACCTTGGAGTTGACCGAGGGGTCAGTCCTGGCCATCCCGAGCCGACGGACGGTGGAGCGAGAGGTGTTCGGTGAGAAGCGGAGGCTGACCGGATGACCTTCCGCCCGTTCCAGCGGAGCGAGCCTCAGTTCTTCGTCTCGGTCGAAGCCGAGAGCGGTGAGCACCGCGTTGCCGTTGCAGACGGAGAGACCCCGGGCAGCCCGCTGTACGACCGCGGGGCTGCTCGTGTGCTGTCCTTCGAGTTCACGGACAGCGACGACAAGGCGGACAAGCTCTCGCTGACGGTGGACAACTGGGACCTCCGCAACTTCGACGACCCCGTGTGGAAGGAAGGGAACGTCATCATCGCGAGTTGGGGCTACCCGGCGCGGATGCGTCCGGATCAGCGCATGGTCATCCAGAAGGTGACCGGAGCCCAGCAACTGACCATCGAGGCGAAGGCCGAGGCCGTCCTGATGAACCGCATCGTCAGGACCGGTCGGTGGGAGCACGCCCGTCGGAGCGACGTCGTCCGCGAGCTCGCCCTTCGCGCCGGGTTCCGGGACGAGCAGCTCGACATCGAGGACACGAGCGCCGTCTTGCCGAGCATCCAGCAGGCAAGGCAGACCGACGCCCAGCTCGTGCGCCGCCTCGCCGACGCCGAGGGCTTCGTCTGGTACGTCGACTTCGACGGCTTCCACTTCCACCAGCGCCGACTCGACGAGCGGCCGCTCCGCGTCTATCGCTGGTACACCGACCCGTTCATGGGCGAGATCATGTCGTTCAACATCACGAACGACTTGACCGCCCGGCCGCGGAGGAACGTCCAGCGTGGCCGGAACCCCGTCGCCGGGGAAGACATCACTGGGGACAGCACGGGAACAGAGCAGCCGAACGAACGAACGGAGCCCGCCCTTGCGCCGGTCGCCGAGCAGTTGCTGACTGGGCTGGACGAGCTGGTGCTGCTCATCGACCCGGAGTCCGGTCAGGAGCGTGAGCTTCCTCAGTCGCGGGAGGCGCACCAGGAAGCGACCGCGCAGAGCGACACCGCCCCGACCAGCACGAGCAGCCCACAGGTTGCGCAGCGCGAAGCGGCCGGGCGGGCGCGGCGGCACCGCCACACCGCGGTCCAGGCTACCTTCCAGGCGGTCGGCGATCCGATGCAGTTCGCCAAGACCGTCATCCAGCTTGAAGGCCTCGGCCGACGGCTATCCATCAGGTACTACGTGAAGGAGGTGAAGCACACGCTCGGCTCGAGCGGGTACACGATGGAGCTGACCGTCCTCTCCGATGGGACCGGCGGGCACAGCACGCGAAGCGAGCTGGCGAGTGGCCTGGAGCTGTTCTCGACGCCGGAACGGAACCCGGGCCGACCCAACAACCAGGAAGCTCCGGGAAGCGAAGCGGGCGCCGAGGGCACCGGCGGCCCGGGCGGGCAGGGTGGCGCGGGCGCGGCGGACGCTGAGCCGGCTGCTCTCGAGACGATCACGCGGGTCGACCCCGAGACAGGACGCGAGACGACGACGTTCGAGCGGCCGACCGGGCGAGCCCCGCGGGCGGAGCAACACTGATGGACGAGCACGACGGGAACAGGGACCTCCGCTACACGGCCATGCACCGCGGAGTTGTCGTCGCCAACGACGACCCGATGAAGATCGGTCGCGTCCGCGTCCGGGTACCGGGGCTCATCGAGCCCGACTCCGGGTGGGCGCTTCCAGTTCGGCAGGCCCACGGCTACGACGTCCCGGACGTCGGGGCCGAGGTCTGCGTGTGGTTCCACCAGGGCGACGTGGACGAGCTTCAGTACGCGCCCGGCAACCCGCACGCACCGTCGGGACAGAGCGAGCTCAACTCCCGCGTGACCAGCAAGTCGCCGGCCGACGCCCCGAAGGTCAAACTCATCGAGACGGAGCGGTGGCTCATCGTCTACGACGACAGCGCGGAGACGCCTGCGCTGCTCCTCCAGGACAAGGTCAGCGGCGACGGCATCGAGTACGACGGCCTGACCAGGGCGATGACCATCTCGGCGACCTCGGCGCTGACCATTCGTTCGGTCGGCCAGGTCAACATCGACGCGGTCGGCGTGACCATCATGGGTCGGCCCGTTCTGCCAAACGGGCAGCCGATCTAGGAGGCCAGCGTGACGACCCCGTTCCAGTGTCCGGTCATCCCCGTCAACGATCAGGGGCTGTCTGTGCGGTTCCCGGGCGGGGCGCGCGTGACGGCTACGCACCCAGGCTTGAACGCGCAACCACTGGAACTGGCCCGGGCGCTCATGGGCCAGGCGTCCTCGGCGATGGCTCCCCTTCAGCCGATCTTCGACATCGTCGGTGCCATTCAGGCGGTTATGGACTGTATCACGGCCGTGCCTGAGATGATCGCCAACCCGGCCGCGCTCGTAGACGCCATCCAGACGCTCATCGAGAAGGTCGACAGGCTCGCGTCCCTGGTCCCCGTCCTGTCCGTTCCGCTGATGGCCTTGGACCTCATCGACTGCCTGTTGGCGTATCTCTCCGGACTCAGCAGCCTTCTGTCCGGAATGGCTGCTCAAGAGGCGCGGATCGCTAACGCCGAGGCGGTCGCCGAGAGCGAGGACTTGGACGTGCTGCGTCAGTCCGCCGCCTGCGCTCGGGAGCAGCTCGACGCCTACTTCGCCGGGGTCAAGGCGAGCGGCGGGCCGGTCGACGCGATCATCGCGTTGCTCAACTCGTTCCTCTCCGTGGTGCCGGGCGCTCCTGAGATCCCAGGCATGGGCGACCTTGGCGAGAGCGTGCAGGAGGCGGCCGACTCCGTCGCTGCTCTGGTCGCCGTGCTGGAAGGCATCCGTCGGCTCATTCCGGTGTAGGGGCGCGCGTACCGGGCGCGGTAGACTGGCCGTGCGCTGGAGGAGAGAGAGATGGCAGGAATCCACGTCCGAAACCTTGTTGCTCCCAGCGTCACCTCGCTTCGCGGTGTCACGCTGTTCTCCGTCGTCGCTGCCGAGCTGCTGCGCGTCGCTCGATGGACCTTCTCCTCGGACGAGGGCGGCGGTCGCTGGCAGAGCAACGTGACGCTCGACGAGCCAGGTGGGTTCGCTACCGGGTTCCGTGTGAATCCGGCAAGCCCGCGTGTCATCTACGATCCGCTCGGGCGGTTCACGACGGCGATGGTCACGAACGGGGCGATGATCAGTCTGTTCGCGGCCAACGACCAGAACTGCGGCATGTACCGTATCGCCGAGCGCATCGACGCGAACAACATCCGCATTTCCACCATCGCGGCGCTGCCTGCTGGATGGCTACTCGAGACTGGAATCCCAGGAAGAGTAATTGATCTGGACACCTGGCTCATCGCTTCCGACTACACGATCATGAACGCGCCAAGCCCGTCGAACATGCAAGCGCGCATCTTCGTTGTTGCGACGTCTGGAAACGTGAACTTGTATGTGAGACCCAGAGGGAAGATCGCTGTGCCAGCAGAGTCCGCTTTGTACGCCGCGATCAACGCCTACTATCTCTTCACGCTCCACTTCAACATGTACGCGGACGGCCAGAACGTCGTCATCTATGCCTTCGCGAACTCCAATGGGTCGCCTATAACCTACATATTTGGGTGGGGCGAACTCGATGAAGCACCGCTTGCCGATGTGCGTCCTGGGTTCGTGTTTGGGAACGGGAATCTCCACGCGGACTACGGGAACAATCTCACGGTGCGTATGCTCGACCACGCGGACGGGCCAATCAACGGGCTCTTGACTTGGCTGCGGCGCACCTGGGACGACAGGAACAGCGCACAGACATATCGTCAGTCCCACTTCAGGCTCTTGGGAGGGAAGAAGGCGCCCGTCCGACGCCCCGAGGTCTTCATGGATAACGTGGCCACGGGTGCGTACTTGCGAGGCAGGTTTCCGCCAATCCTGGGTCAGACTTATCAGCTCTACGACCGGGAACGGCCATTCGACTCAGCGGGGAACTGGCTGCACCTTGACTCTGGAATCATCGTGCCGCGAGCTGGCGCAGATGACCCTCTTCCCCTTCGCGCGCTCTGAGAAGGAGGGAACCGATGGCGTTGCTTGATGACATCCAAACGGCAGCGGACGCGCTCAAGGCGCTGCTCGACGGCATGGAGTTCCTCGACCCTGGGGGTCGTGACCTCCCGGACGAGGTCCTCGTGGCCGAGATCCTGGCTAGTTGCTCGGCGCTCACGGCCGACGGAATTGAGCTCGTCACCGATTGGCGTGGAGCCGCGCACGCGCCAACGGCGGAGGAGATGGCCGACTGGCTCTTTGACGGATACCCTCCAAGTCAACACGCGCTGACGTTCATGGTGCGCACGCTGTCTGGAGAAACGGCGCTGCGGTTCACGACCGACGTTCCGTTCCCCTGGAGGAGCTGATGGCAACGAAGCACTGGGTCCATGACGTCCTGCTCACCGACACGCAGGACTACATCGCGGGCGGCAACCACAACCGAGCGAACGCGCTGCTGTTCCACTTCCTTCGTGTCGCCGGGCCAACCGGATGGGAGTGGCTGTGGGAATGCGACGGCGAGGTGGGTACCCACGCGCTCAACCCAAACCACGTTCAGGATGGCAACGTCCAGGCGGTCGACGCGGCTCTCTTCTCCCAGTACGGCTCCTGCACGCTGTCAAAGGAGACGGTCGGCGTCGTGACGGGGGTGCGCCGGCTCAAAGCCGTCGTCGGCGCGGCGGGCAATGGCTTCACGACCGCTGCTCTACTGGCTATGACTGCTCCCACGGTCACAGCAACGGCCAACGGGGACACGTTGAGCGGCCCGACCAATGGGTTCATGACGCTGACCCGCGGGTCCACGTATTTCGATCACGAGCACTCGAATCAGCAGATCACGATCAGCGGTTCTGTCAGGCCGAGCAACAATGGCAGTTTCCGCATTCTGAAGCAGGGCGGCCCCGACGACGACAACCTGACGAAGCTGGTCTTCTACAACCCGGCCGGCATCGCGGAGAGCTACTCGAGCATCTACACGGTCGCCTATCGAATCCAGCGACGGTACGAGCTCGTCGTGCTGGCGTCGAATGGCGGGCCTGCTTGGGACGTCCAGGTCGACCCCGGAACCGGGGTCTTCGCGTCGGTCGGCTCGTTGCTGCCCACCGGCGGCGGGGCTGCAGAGCTTCAACGCTTCACGTTCTACGTCAACGGGTCTGGAAGCTGCTATGTGCGCTTGGTCGCCAGCGGCGCGGGCACGCTGTACGTCGAGGGGATGAGCGCCCACAGGTCGCTGTTCGAAGGCTGGATATGGGCGGCGGGCGAGGCCACCGGGGTCATCGCCGCGCCGGATAGGTTCTCCGTGTCGAGCGGGTTCATCTGCGACGGTGGCGTCGTTGGAATGCACCTGTTCGTCTGGGACGCGACAAACCCGAAGAACTCTGGGTGCTACGAGATCGCTGGCGATGCGGGTGGTGGCCAGGTCACGCTGAACCTCCGCTCGTCAACGAAGGTCCTGGTGGCAGCTACTGGATTGCGGTGGCGGATCGTCCACATCAGGAGCGTCCCGAACTCGACCATGCCGCTTTGGCAGCAGTCGGCTGGGTTCGGAGTCGAGTCGCCCCACGCGTCGAAGTGGCGCTTCTTCCTTCGTCAGAACCAGACATCCGCCCAGGCCTCGAAGAACTCGCAACTCTGGGCTGCTCCTGAGGACACGGACTTCGACTTCTCGAACGGGCACTTCTATCTGACCGGGGCGTCGTGTATGCGGAATCGCTGCGCGACGTGGACGCGGAACGTAAGCGGCGGCGGCAACACGCCGCTGATGCACACCTGGCGAGGGCATTACACCTACGGAACCGCGGACACGAAGAGTCGCGTCTTCGTCATGACCGACGAGGACTGCTCCTTCTTCGCCTTCGCGGTGATGGACGCGGATGGCACGCACGAGCACGGCGCGTTCACGGTCGGCTTCACGCGGACGGACCTCCCCGCGTGGCTCGACAGCGCGGAGGAGACCTTTGCGATTCTGGCTCAGTGGGAAGTGCTCTCTTCCGTGAGCGCGTTGTACTTCGACGCAGCCGCAACACGGTTCGGGTACAGCGGAACAGGGTTCGGTGGCGACGGGCTCGCTTGCGAGTTGAGCATCGCCCAGCTTGGGCTCGGGCTCGGGACGAGCGACGACTACGAGCCCGAGCTGTACTCGCTGGCGAAGGCCAACCCAATCGACGGGACGGAATGGATGCGTCCGTTCATTGTCATGCGCGACCCGGTGGGCGCGGTCGGCCAGAGCAGCTACTGGCAGAGCGACTTCGGGCAGCACCAGGGGCGGGCGAACATGGCCGAGATCCTGACCTTCGACGCGAATGCCTTCTTGCACCTCGGCTACGGAGTCATCTGGGAGTGGGACGGCGAGGCGCTCGCGCCGTAGGAGGCGGAACTCGTGGCGACAACTATCTACTTGGTGGAGTTCCTTGGGGGTGGGCCACTCTTGGACGGGGACCCGCGGTTTGCCACGGTGTACCCAGAAACGGACCCGATCGGGGAGTTGGTCTACCCCTGGCCGTATCCCTGCCCAGCTCCGCCAACCCCGGACCCGGACCCGCCTGTCGTGACCTTCGTCGCCCCGACGCCGGGGACGACCCTGCAGCCGGGGGGCACGATCACCGTAGACGTGACCGATCCGGGCTCCGGCCTGCGGCTCACGTTCCTGGCGATCATCGAGTCCGGGACGGAGCTCGTGGAGCTGGTCCACGACGGGAGCAGCTTCATGCCTCGCTACGTCGGCCACTCCTACAGGACGGCCATCACGGACGGGTTCCGGTACTTCTTGCGACGAGCCGGCGGGTGGCCTGCCGGCATGGTACTCACGCTTCGCGTGTGGTCGGTCGACAAGAGCGGTAACATGGTCTGAGATGAGCAGGGACGCAACATACCCAGTCGCGGGCGGCGGGGCGGTTCCGGGGCCGGCTGCTCCCACGTTCGCGCCCGGCCCGGCACCCGGCGGGCTCGCTGACTTCCTCGGCTTCGGGCCAGTCCGACCATGGCGGCGGGACATCAAGCACGACTGGGCCACGGCCGGCGGTCAGAAGCTGATCGCCTCGTGCGTCGGACAGGTGCTGGGAACGCGCTGCGACTGCGACTACGCGGGCGGGGAGGTGCGCTGGAGAACCGAGTTCGGAAGCCTCCTGTACCTCATCCGGCACAGGAACAACGATCCGACGACCCGGGAGCTGGCCCGCGTCTACGTTGCAGAGGCAATCGGTCGGTGGGAGCCGCGCGTCCGGGTCACCGGAGTCGAGGTGAAGTCGCAGGACGTGCCCGGGCTCGGCGAGGTCGCCATGGCCCTCCGCGTGCGGTACGATGTCGTGAGCAGCAACCGCCCGGGCAACGCCGTCATCCTCACCGGAGCCGAGGTAGATATCGCTCTGTAGCTCCGGCTGCGGTATGCTCTCCCCGATGGCACTCCTCGGGCAGAACGTCGACTACACGGACAAGGACTTCGACAGCCTGCGGGCGCGTCTCATTTCGCTCGTGCGCTCAGCCTTCCCGGAGTGGACCGACTTCAACATCGCGAACATCGGGAACATCCTGTTGGAATCGTTTGCCTTCGTTGGCGACATCCTTCTGTTCTACCAAGACAGGCAAGCCGACGAGAGCCGCATCACCTCCGCGCAACTGCGGAAGAACCTGCTCGGCCTCGTGAAGCTCATCGGCTACGAACCGGGCGGAGCAGCAGCCGCCGCGGCGGAGGTCACCGTGACCCTTGCCGTGCCGCCCGTCGGCTCCGTCACCTTCGCGGCCGGGGACACGTTCCGAACCCTGGAGATTACCGACCCTGTCGTGTTTCAGTTGCTCGCCGGCGTTACCATGCCTGCCGGAACGAACCCGCCCGTCATCATCCTCACGGTCGAGCACAGCGCGAACGCTTCGGAGGTCTTCTCGAGCAACGGTCTGGCCAACCAGTCCATCGTCTTCAGCGACTCGCCCTATCTGGACGGCTCGGCCGTCGTGACTGCGACCGACGGAACGTACACGGAGGTCGACAACTTCCTGACCAGCGGGAGCACGGACCGACACTTCACCCTCCAGGTCGACGAGAACGACCGGGCGACCATCACCTTCGGAAACGGCATCAACGGCACCATCCCGAGCGGGGCCATCACCGTCGGCTACAAGACGGGCGGCGGACGGGACGGGAACGTCGTCGCCGGGGCCATCCAGAAGGCGGACAGGAACTACACGGACAACCTCGGCAACCCGGTCACGCTTACCGCCGTGACGAACACCGACCCGGCCAACGGAGGTGCGAACCGCGAGACGGTCGAGCAGATTCGGTACAACGCACCGGAGAGCATCCGGGTGCTGAACAGGACGGTCGCCCGCGAGGACTTTGAGATCGTCGCGCGCCAGGTTGCGGGTGTTGCCCGGGCGCTCATGCTCACGTCCAACGAACGCGCCGTCATCGACGAGAACGCGGGCAAGCTCCACGTCGTCCCCTCTGGAGGCGGGCTCCCGACCACAGTACTCAAGGACGACGTCCTCGCCGCCGTCACCACGACGTATCCGCACACGCTGACGTTCGTCGTGGACGTCGTCGACCCCGAGTACCTCACGGTCAACGTCCAGGCCACGGTCTATCTGGCACAGGGCGCTGCGCCGGCCACGGTGGACGCGGCCATCCGGGCGAACCTCGCCGTGTTCTTCGCCTTGGAGAACGACGACGGGAGCCCGAACCTGACCGTGGACTTCGGCCTGAACTACCGCAACGCGAACGGCGACCCGGCCGGAGAGATCGCCTGGAGCGACGTCTTCGACGTGGTTCGCGACACGACCGGGGTCCGGAAGGTCGGCGACCGGCTCGGCAGCTTCCTGCTCAACGGCGAGCAGCGCGACGTCGCCATCGCGGTGCAGCAGTTCCCCGTGCTGGGAACCGTGGTCCTGCTGAACGGGGACACGGGTGGGGTGCTGGTGTAGCCGATGTCGATCTCGAACGGCGATTTCGAGCAGCGGAAGACGGGCGGCGGACCCGGAGAAGCCGAAGGCTGGGACGTCGTCGAGGTCTACACCGCCGAGGAATACGCCGAGTTCACCGTCGCCGTTGCCGACGCCGCAACGCGGGGACAGGAGACGTTCGAAGGCGAGTGGCCGGCCGGCTTCACCGTCGGCGTCATCGAAGGGTACGCGAGCTACTTCGACGACCTGTACCCCGCCTTCTTCTGCGCCCCGGGAGGGCGGCCGCGCGAGGACTTTGAGAACGGCTGGCCGGAGTCCAGCATGGGTCCGTTCACCTACTACTCGCTGCCGCTTGTGTTCGCGATGTTCAACGAGTTCCTCATCGACGACCCGCCGTTCGACGGGTTCGAGACGTGGCCGACGGTAAGCGACGAGCTCATCCCGGCGTTGATCCCAGGGGACAACATCGTCTTCGCGTCGTTCGGGTCGAGCCCGCAGCCCTACGACGGGTTCGAGACGGAGTGGCGCGACAACGAGGACTTCATCCCGGCGTTCGTCGGCCTTCTGACGGACATTGGTCCGGCCTACTTCGCGATCGGATACACGAGCGTGGCCGGGTACGATGGGTTCGAGGGGACGCTGCTCGACCTGGTCGCCGCCATCTTTGCGCCGGCGACGGACGTCTGGACGAAGGTCGGACACGGCCTTCAGAACGGCTGGGCGGTCACGCTCACGAACTCCGGAGGCCGGCTGCCGAACGGCTTCCTCACGGAGACCGAGTACGTCGTCCAGAACAAGACGGCCGACACGTTCCAGCTCGCGGCGGTGGCCGGAGGGACGATCGTCGGCGGGACGGACGTCGGCTTCGGACAGCACTCGGCGAGACACGACACGACTTGGTGGTGGGCGACGGAGTTGACCGGAGTGTAGGAGAACGCCATGGCTGAATCAGAGTGGACCTTCCTGACCGGAGGCCTCGGCATCGGGAGCGTGGCTCGGGGTGTGACAGCCGGTGTGGCGAAGCCCAACGGAGGCGGCTCCTTCGTCTACGGCTTCAACAGCCGGGCCATAGTGGACGGCGCCGTCGCCCTCCACAACAACCAGGCGAGCTTCGTGCCGATGGTCAAGGGCTGCTCGATCCGCGGTGCGATCAAGCGCGCTCCCGGCGGCGGGCCGATAGGCTTCGCGCCGTTCCTGTTCGGCGGACTCCAGGGCGGTGCGGTCACGGATCAGGGGTACCTGCTCGGCCTCGGCGACGACGACCCGCACCACATCGTGCTCCGCAAGGGGTCCATCGTGGGCGGGCTGCCAGACGACGTTCCGAATCCGCCGACGACCGACGTCTTGCTGCGGAGCAGCGCCAGCTTCTCGGAAGACGAGTGGCACCACCTCCGCCTGGACATGATCGTCCAGGGAACGGGCGACGTGTTGCTCCAGTGCTTCCAGAACGACCTGGGCGTCAACCCGGTGACGGCGCCTGTGTGGGCGCTCATCCCAGGGATGGAGGGGCCACAGTACCCAGCCATCGCCGGGTTCGTGGACGATGCCCTCGGCGTGAACACCGGCAGCCCGCCCTTCACCAGTGGCCGGGGCGGGTTCGCGTTCCGCGTCGAGGACGTGACGAGGCGCGCGTTCTTCGACCATCTCGAGATCGCCCGCCAGCTGTAAGGAGGGACCGTGGCTCTGTCGCCATTCCAGCGCGACCTCGCTGAAGACCAGGGGCGCATCCCGAGCAACGAGATGTCCGGGGGCTACGTGTTCGAGCTTGGGCACGCGCGCCGAGAGGGCGGGAGCTTCAACATCGGCGACTACGTCGAGGTGCGCCAGACCGGAATCACCTTCGACGGGCAAGCGGCGCTCGTCCGTGTCCAGGTCAACGTCGCGCTCCCAGCCACGCTTCCCACAAGCCCAGCTGTGGAATGGGAGTTCACGGCCAGGCTGAACGGGTCGGTCCGCTACACGAGGCGCTTGCGTGCCGAACCACGGACGCTGGCGTTGCGCGACATCGCCGTCCCGACGGTGGCCGCTGGCGGCGGCGACACGCTCGCCTTTCGGCTGGAGCTGAAGGCTGCCTGATGGCCACGACGGTCACACTTCCAGGCATCGCGCTGGACCTCGTTGCCGAGGACGTCGGGGACGCCGTCCATGGAACGGTCCTGTCCGGGAATGCCGAGCCGTTCGCGCTGCTCGACGGTCAGACGCTCGTCATCCAGGCCGACGGAGGGGCGGGTCAGACGGTCGCCTTCGCCGCCGTGGACTTCGACGACATAACGGAGGCCACCGCCGAAGAGGTCGTCGCCTGCATCAACCGGACGACGGGCGGGCTCGTCGGGGCAAGTGCCTCCGTGGACGGAGGCAAGGTCCGCCTCACGACGGGCTCGTGGGGCGTGGTCGGCTCGGTCCAGGTCACGGGCGGGACGGCGAATGCGGGGCTCGCGTTTGATCTGCTGCTCCACAGCGGGACCGACTTCGCCCCGGTCGTGCAGCTCATCAACCGACTGCCCGAGCCGGCAGAGGTCGGCCACCCGCTCGACGGCGGGGTCGCGCTGGAACTCCACGACGGAGACGGCACCGCGCCAGCGTCGACCGGGGTGACGGTCGCCATCGACCTGGTCCTGGCCTACGACGGCGGGGCGGGCGGCTTCCAGCCCGGGTTCTCCGGCACGACAAGCAACCCGGACGCGGCCACGCTCCGCATCGTGATCGTCCCGGCCGCGGACTTCGTCAGCGACTCCCGCGTCGAGGTCGACGTCGCCGAGGCCGTGAGCAGCCTGGCCGAGTCCTACGCCTTCTACACCGCGGACGAGACTCCGCCGTCCGTCCTCACCGCGACACCGCAGACGCTCGACGTGGTCCGAATCGTCTTCGCCGAGCCGGTGAAGATGACGGACGCGGCGGCTGCCGACGACGCGCTGAACCCGGAGAACTACGAGTTCGAGCCGGGCTCCGTCCCGACCGTGGACGTTGTGGCGGTCAGCGTCGCGGCTGTCGACGCCTTCACGGTGGACGTGACGGTCAACGTGGAGTTCGCCTTCGGGTCCATCTACGAGGTCACGGTCGTCGCCGTCGAGGACCTGGTCGGGAACGCCGTGTCCCCGCCGACGAACAGTGCGAGCTTCACGTCGCTCCCGGGGTGTGCTCCGGCCGGCCGGCGGTTCTTGTACCTCGAACTGCTTCCGCAGATGAACAGGACGGAGGACGTCACCGGCGAACTCGCCATGTACGCAGCCTGCAAGCAGGACGTCATCTGGCTGCTCCTGTGTGAGATCGACCGCTGGTCCACGATCCTCGACCCGGACCTCGCGCCGGAGGACTTCCTCGACGCGATGCTCGCCGACATGGGCAACCCCTTCCGTTTCCTCGAGCTGACGGAGGTCGACAAGCGGCGGCTGCTCCGGGTGCTTATCGACATCTACAAGCTCAAGGGGACGGAGGTCGGTGTCACCTCGGTCATCCTGTTCTTGCTCGGCCTCACCGTTACCGTCGACGTCTTCAACGGCGATGGCTGGGAGCTTGCCGCGAGCGACAACCCAACCCTGGACGGCCAAAGCCCACCGCCCGGCCCGGGCAAGGAGCTCTCGAACGACTACGTCATCCCCGCCAACTACGCGGTGCTGGGACCGGGAGAGCGGCGGTTGCTCTACACGTTCGACATCATCTCGGCGGTCAACCTGACGGATGAACAGCGCGACCGGATCGAAGACATCGTGGACCTGATGAAGCCCGCGCACACGCACCTCGGGCGCATCATCGAACCGCAGACCGAGGAGGTCATCGACCACCTCGAGCTGAGCCTCTCCGCTCTTGGCGGAGCGAGCACGCCGGGCAACTGGCGGCTGCACTAGGAGGGAAGCATGGACCGCTTCAACTTCTTCTTCCGGCAGAAGGTCACCGAAGGGGAGCTGGACGCTGCCTTCACAGCCGTCGAGGATGCCCTGAAGGACTGGGCGCTGGACAACGGGGTCGTCGGCATCACGAGCGGAGCGGCCGTCTCGGAGAACGCCGGGACGCCGAACCTGACGGTCGACGTCGGTGGCCCGGCGTCCATCTACAACCAGAACGGGAACCGCGTCACATGGACCGGCACGCAGGACGTGAACTGCGCCGTGGACGAGAACAGCAATCCGACTGCGGTGGCGGCACCCGGCAACGAGAAGTGGCTGACCATCTTCGCTGATTACGTCCAGGTGCAGTCGGACCCGCGGCTGGATGGCGACGGAAACACCGTCTTCTACGAGTTGACCGACTCGTTCGCCCTCCGTGTGGTACAAGGCGCGGAGGCGGTCATCCCGACCGCGACGAGGCCGGCGCTCCGAGCCAGCCAGATTCTCTTGGCAGACGTGCGTCTCGTCTTCGGCACGACGCAGGTCTTCAACGCGGACATCAGCACCCTCCGGCGCGAGTGGGCCATCAAGACGACCTCCGGAACGGCCGTCGCCTGCGGAACCGTCGAGGCGGCGGTCCAAGCACTGGCCACGGCCATCGCCACGAGCGGCACCGACCTGGCTGCTCACAAGGCAGCGGTCACGAAGGAGCACAACGCGACCGCCGTCGAGTACGCGTCGAGCCCGACGTGGCACGATGGGACGACGCTGACGGTGCCGGAGTCGGTGGAACAGGCCATCGACGAGATCATCGTGAAGCTCGCCGACGTCGGAACGTTCGGGCTCGGCGGCGGCGACAAGATCGGCATCGAAGGCCAGACCGTCGGGCTCGCGACCGTCGCGAACGGGTCGCTCTATGACCAGATCGGCCAGCTCCTCACCGACATCGACATGCTGAAGCGGACAGGAACGGTTGGTTCGAAGGCACGGGCGTCGAACTTCCGGATGTCTGCGATGGTCAGCTCCGGCGCCGGGGTCAACGTGCAGGCGGTCGCGATGAGCGCGCCTCCGGCGTCGACGCACCAGTGGGGTGCCGTCGCAGAGGCGGTTGGCGCGCCAGAAGTTCGGTACTCGAACGAAGGTCCGCTCTCCGGGTGGCAGGCGGGCGCTGCTCTGCCCGGAACGTGCGACCGCATTCGGGCCATCGCCTACTCCCCGACGCTGAACCTCTGGGTCGTGGCGGGGCGCGTCTCGGCTGCTCTCGGGGCGTACATCGCAACTGGAACGACGCTCGCCGGTCTGACGGAGCGGACGGCGACGGGGATGCTCGCAGCCGGCGACCAGATTGAGAGCCTCATCTGGGACCCGGTCGGCGCGCAGTTCATCGCCGGCGGAGCAGCGGGCAAGATCATCACCTCCGCGAACGGCACCGCGTGGGCCGCGTCCACGACGCCCGGCGGTGCGGTGGAGGTCGTGGACCTCGCGGTGAACCCGGACACCGGAACCCTGGTCGCCGCCGTCAGGACGGGCGGGAACGGGCAGGCCTGGCGGTCCGTGAACAGCGGGGCCACCTGGACGCTGAACGCCACGCTCACCGGGTCGGACGCCCGCTGCTGCTGCTTCGACGAAGTCGGCGGGTTCTTCTGGATTGGGTGCGAGAGCAGCAAGGTCTGGAGGGCGGCCGCGACGGGTTCCGGCTGGACCGACCAATCTCCCGGAGCCATGCCGACGGCGGACACGGCCGACGGCATCGCCGCCGCGGACGACGGGCTGGTCCTCGCAAACATGGCGGTCGACCGAGAGGTGTACACGATGGACGGCGGAACGACGTGGGGTTACGTCGGCGTGGACACGGAGGACGGCTCCCCGGCTGGCGGATCGTGGGGACCAATCCTGCGTTTCATCGGCGGCCGCTTCGTGCAGCTCAGCAGCACATACGTTCTCACCTCCCTGATCGGCGGAGCAGAGCGGGACGTGAGCTGACCCGTGCCCTGGTGGGTGCCACTGGCCGTTGCTCTCCCGGGCTTCCTGCTCTGGTCGGTCGTGCACGAAGGCGCACACGCGCTCGCCGCCCGGGCGTCTGGGCTCCGCGTGGTGGCCTTCGAACCCTGGCCTCACCGGATGCCGAGTGGCCGCTTCGCCTTCGCGTGGGTGGCCTTCGACGGGGAGCCTTCGACGATCGTGCGCGTCGCGCCGTTCGTCCTCGACGCGTTCGTCGTGGCCGGCGTCGCGGCCGGCTTCGCGCTCTGGCCCAGCGACGCCCCGCGATGGGTTCTTGCGACCGCGGCCGCGCTCCCGGCCGTCAACTCCACGGTCGGCGTGCTCGGGCGGTACCGCCGAGTCAACGACACCGATCTCTCGAACGTGGACTGGAAGGTCGCGACGCCGTTCCTGTTCCTGGTCCTCGCCTACTGGGCGGCTCTCGGCGCTGCTGTGCTGCTCCTCCTGACGTGATAGCCTGGAAGCATGGGGGTCGACATGGAGCGGGGCCGTGTGGGACTTCCTGAGCAACGTGCTGGAACAGGCCGGAGTCGTCGCTGCTCTGTACTTCCTGACGCTCATCGGGGTGGCCTTCGCGTTCCGCGCCATGTGGCACAGCCACCAGACCGAGGCGACGAAGCGGCTGGACGCATACAAGGCATTCGAGGAGGAGCGCACCACGCTGCTCAAGGGCTTCACCGCGGAACTCGCGGAGCAACGAAGGAAGCACGAGATCGAGTTGCGGAAGCTGAACGAGCAGGTCCGCGCGGAAGCCTCGAGCTACGCCATGCGACTCGACGCTTTGCACGAGCGACGAGTTGTTGAAATGCGCGACCTGACCACGAAGACCATCGGCCACATCGCCAGCATCGACCAGACCGTAGGCAAGCTCGGCTCGGCCGTGGACGTCCTGATCCGCATCACGGACGGAGGGAGGTGAGCATGGTACGCAGGAACGCCTGTGCCGAGGCACCCGACTTCGACGCGCTGTTCGACGACGACATGACCGAGGTGACGCGGATGCTGCGCTGGCTCGACGCCTGTGTCGAGGAGAGCGCGGGGAATCTGCGCGAGGTCGGCGAGAAAGCCGAGCGCCTCACGAGCAGCCTCGAACGAAGCGCGGACCCGGAGCGAATGAAACGCCACATCCGCGAAACGCTGACCCCGCCGCCAACCATGTTCATCCAGGACCCGTCCGACGACTGAGCTTGCTTGCCGCGCCGCCCGCGCGGTACGCTCGGCGCAGAAGGGGAAGGACATGCCAGTACCAACCGGGATTGGGCTCTACCTCCGTGCACTGAAGATCAAGACCGTCGCCGACGCCAGGGCGCTCGGAAAGAAGTTCTCCGACAACGGGCTGTCGTGGGTCGCCGTCGCCGGACCCTGGCACGACCGGGCCGGGGAGCGCTGGATGAACCCGCCCGCCACGGTCCAGCGCGCGCTCGACGGCATCGCCTGCTGCGGAATCGGGGCGCACGTCTGGGGTTACCCGTGGTGGGACCGCGTCGAGAAGTTCGTGGACGACATGTGCTTGGCCAGCGGCCGGGGCGTCGGGCTCGCCGGATGGCTGCTCGACCCGGAACTCGGGCTGAAAGGCCACACCGAGGAGGCGACTCGCCTGTTCCGGCAGTCGAGAGCGGCACTCGACGCGGTCGGCGAACCGTCCGTCGTGCTCGGGCTCACGTCCTACGGGCTGCCGCGGGGCCACCGGAACTTCCCCTTCGCTGCCTTCGGCAAGCCGGGCAAGGCGGGGCGGCTGCTCGAATGCGACTACGGAAGCCCGCAGCTCTACGACGTGCCGGCGGGGCGCGTGCTGGAAGGGCTCGCGGACTACGCGAAGATCGGCTTCGACACAGTCGTCCCGAGCTTTGGGTGCTACCGCTTCGTCAAGCGCGACCCCGGGCTGCCGCTGACCGGCGCCAACCGGAAGGCCGTCCCGAAGACGCCGGAGGAGCTGGAGGCTCACCTGATGGACTTCGTGCGCAGCCCGGTCCCCGTCCGCGGAATGATCGGGTGGGCGGAGAACTTCGTCGGACCGGGGCAGTGGCGGGTGCTCGCCCGGTGGGCGGAGCTGCTCCGCCGCGGTGCCGGGGCGCTCCCGGCCTGATACACTCGGGGCGGGAGGTCGCGTGATGGAGTTCGTCAACGAATACGTCCTCGCTCACTGGCCGTTCATCACGTTCGCCCTGGTCGCGGGGCTCACGGTCCAGGTCTTCAAGGCGGAAGTCTGGACGAAGAGGCGGGCGGAGGCGAAGGGACGCTGGCAGTGGCTGTTCTGGTGGGGGCGAAAGACGCTCGCCCTGCATCCGTTCGTGGTCGGGGCGCTGCTCGGCCTCATCCCAGGGATGCCGACGACGGTTCCGGCGGCGGAGTCGCTGGCCGGGCGTGCCGTGTACTACGCGGCGGCTGGGCTCGCGAGTTGCTGGGCGTTCGACGTGATCCAAGGGCTCGCGAAGAAGCGAGGCATCGTGCTCACCGGGATCAACAACGGGAGTGGTGAGGGAGGCGGAGAGGTGGCGGCCGGCGGGGAAGGCGGCGGGTCCGAGAACGGCGGGCCGGTGTGACGACGGGTGTGCTCCGCAAGGGTTGGCGGTGGCTGCGCCGATGGTGGGGTGTGGTGGCTGGAGTCGTTGGGGTTGCCATCGGCGCAGCCATCGCCGTTGGCGCATACCAGCGGAGGGTATCCTCTCTCCGTGACGCTGTCACGGTCGAGCACGCACAGCGCGAGGTGGCAGAGCTGCGCGGGCGGAAGGCCGAGCTGTTGGCCGCCGACAAGCACGACGCGGCGGCGGTCCTCGTCGTGGACACGAAGCTCGAGGAGAACCGCCAGGCCATCGCGGCTGCTCGGAAGAAGGCGGACGTTCCGGACGCCGAGCTTGCCGCGGAGTTCGAGAGGCTCGGGTACTGATGCGCTTGACCAGGGATGAGGAGCGGGCGCTCCGTGCGGCAAACGCGGTCTTCGCCGACACACGCACGTCGGCGCGGGTTGCCGCTGTCGTGTTCGCCATCGCCTTCGGCATCATCGTCCTGGTCGCGGCCGGGGCGTGTTTCGCCGAGGAGCAGCCGGCGGAGTCGCCGCGCCGAGCGACCTTGACCTATGCCGGGGCGTCCGGTGTGTGGTTCCGCGCGGACGTCGCCCGCGAGATGCTCTCCGACCTGGAGGAACTTCCGCTGCTCCGGGAGCGGGTCGGCTTGATGGGGGAGCGGCTGCAGCTCCGGGACGACCAGGTCGAACGGCTCCACAGGATCGTCAGTTTGTCCGAGGAGGCGGAGGCTAGGGCGGTCGCCGCACTTGCGGCGGCGGACCGTGGAAGGCAGGCGGCGGAGGACAGGGCCAGCGCATGGTGGCGCCACCCCGCGCTCTGGACGGTGGTCGGGTTCGTGGCCGCCGCTGCTCTCGTTGCGCTGACGGCCTACGCCCTGTCGGCAGTCCCGGAATGGTAAAGCCGTCGCCGCCCCGACCCGGGGGGGAAGGTCCCGGAATCGACGCGACGACGGCCGGCTCCGATTCTACCGCTACTTGGGCTCCGCGATGAACTCCCCGCACGCAGAAATCGTCACGAGGATGGTGGAGCCGTCGGCGTCCGGGGCGAAACGGCAGACCGTGGCGTGCGCGCACCGCAAGCACAGGTGGCGCGACGCCCAGAGCGCCTCCGCCGCTTCCCGGGGCACGTCCGCGTAGGCGAGCGTCAGGTCGTCCTCCACGACGGCCTCGGCGGCTCGGCGTTTCGAGCAGTCCGGACACAGGAAGCAACTCCCATCGTCCGTTTGGGCGACCGTCCAGGGCGCGGGCGGTTCGGCCTTCCCAGGGTCGCCGTCGGTGGGGACGTGGAACCGCTGCTGGACAGCGTGCTTGCACCCCACCGTGGAGCAGCGCCACTCGACAGACTTCCAGTTCGACCCGGGCATCGGTTGCCTCCGTGTACAGCCCAGCCTACCATCACCGAGCACCGACGGCGCGTGCCGCCCAATGACCGGCCGCGGCTTGCGCCCGAGCCCACACAAGGAGGTACCTCATGCGGGCTGTCATGTTCTTGATCTGGACGATACTGGTCGGAGTCGGTTGCGGCGCCGAACCCGCACCGGTCGAGCAACCTCGACCGTACCGCGGGGCGCGGTCCGTACCGCGGAGCGTCGCCCTCGACGACTTCGACATGGAAGCCAGGGTGAACGCGATCCGCGGGGAGCTGCGCCTTCCCGACGTACAGCGGGCAACCCCGGAGGAGGTCGCGGCGGCCGAAGCCGAAGCGGAGGCCTTGCGCGCCAAGCGGCTGCGCGAGCGCCAGCTACGACGGTGGGCGTGGGAGTCGCCGGCGGAGGTGCGCTCTCGCCTGTGGAACGTGCCCGAAGAGGAGTCGGCGGAGGCAGAGGCGACGGCGCTGCTCCGGGTCTGCATGTGCGAGGCGGACGGAAGCGAACTCGACTGCCTTGGAATCTGGCAGGTTCTGCGAAACATCCGCAGCCGGGGCTGCACCAGGGAGGGCTTCCGGCAGCGGATCACGGAATGCGACGACGACGGAGAGACGATGCTGTCCGTGATGCGCCGTGCACAGAGGTTCGCCACAGGGATGCTCCCGCCGCGGTCGCGGCGCACGCAGTGGGTGGCCGAGCTCGAGCTCGATTGCACCCGGCCGCGAAGCTACCCAGGATCGGACGCATCCTGGGCAAGTCAGTACGGGCGGTCCTGCCCAGGCACCGCTGCTCTGGCGCAGAGGCTCATTGCCGGGGACGAGCCGCCCATGCCCTTCCCCGGGGTCAGGCCGATCACCTGGGGCGGGCGCTGCGAGGACGAGCGCGGAGCCTGCGACGACACGGTGGCGTGTGGCCGCGGGCTCGCCCGGGTTACGGGAGTCGAGACACTCAATGCCTTCTGGTGTGTTCCTGGTACCCAGGGATGCGCGGAAGAGATGGACCCGCTCTGCGCGCAGTACCTACGGCTCGACCCGGCCGTTCCGCACGTCACCGCTCCCGACGGGAGCCAGGACAGGCTCCCCGGCGAGGCGGCGGAGGCGGACCCAGTCCTCGACCAGAGCGATCCAGTCGGATAGCTCCATCGTCACCGTTGGCGGGGCGAGCGCCCGCCCGACCTTCCAGCCCGGAGGTGGCTTGTCGTCCTTGCAGATGGCGACCGCGGGGCGGAGGTCGCCCCGTTCGGCCTGCTTCGTTCGCGCTTGGCGGAGCGCGGCACGCGGGTTCGATAGCTGCTCGTGCTTGGCTTCGACCCAGAACGGGGTGCCTTCGTTGTCGCATCCTTCGCCGGGAGCCGAGCCGCCCTGCCGCCGCTGGTCGCCGCGGTGCACACCGTCGCCGAAGACGGGGCGGAGCAGCCGACAGACCGCCCGTTCCCAGACCTTTCCCTTCCGCGCGCTCCTCGAGCCCATCAGTTCATCCTCCGCTCGGCACCGAAGGCGCAATGTGCGAGCCGGGCAACGGCGAAGGCTTCGCCTGGGTCCACGCCGAATCTCCGACAGAGCTTCCCGAGGACGATTGCCAGGGCGGTCACGCTGGGCTGACCGACCGGCACGGCAAGGCACTCCAAGCGGGCGGCAAGGAGGTCTACGGTACGTCGCGTGTTCGTTTCCACACTTCGATCATTGCGCGGAACGCGGCGGAAGGGGAAGAGGGATCACTCCCTGTACGGTGCGTTGATTGTTTCCCTTGCGTTCGGTGCATTCGTAGCACAATAATGAACTCGGTGCCGAGTGGCGCCGACGGAGGCTGAAATGACGGGAGAAGAGATCAAGAACGGGACCGCCGGGGTGGTGGTCGTCGCGGACGCCGGAAACGTAGCCGGGAGGGTCGTCTACTGGCGGCTCGCCGGAACCGTCGAACACGAGGTACTCGTGGACGCGTGGGCCGAGGCCGACCTGGACCTCGCGCTCCTGCCCTCGCCGCCGAGCCCGCTTCACTCGTTGCGCCGAACGATGGCCGTGCTGACGGGCACGCGCTCCAAGCGGCGGCTGCTCGTCCGCCCGCTGGGCCGCGGAGTGGATGGGTTCGCCCTGGTCCACGAGGCGGCGGACGGCCGCGACCTGGAGCACGCGACGATCCTGACCGCGTCCATCTCCGACGAGCGGACGGAGGCTGGAACGCCGATCCTCGACGTCCGGCCCGGCCCGGCGCTCAACATCATCGACCTGGACGCGGCGGGGTGGGCCAACGGAGGCGTTCAGCGCGACGTTCAGCGCCAGTTCGGCGTCGCCTGCATGGAGCACGACCCGGGCGCGACCTCGTACTGGCTCACGAACCTGTTGCCCAAGATGAACGCGGTGTCGCTGCGGGACAAGGGCGGTGTGTACTTCCTTCCGCGCGACATGATCCCCGTCTGGGACCGCATGGTCGAGGTCATTCGAAGCGTCTCCGACCACGCCATCTTCCAGCTCCCCGCGATGCAGACGCAGGACGCCGTGGACGCGATCCTCGACGCCGTGACGCAGGAGGCAAAGACGCTCGCGACCAGCATCGAGCGCGAGCTGAACGACGGCGAGGAGCTCGGCAAGCGGGCGCTCCAGACCCGCGTGCGGTACTGCGACGAGATGCGCGCCAAGCTGGACAGGTACGCGGAGCTGCTCGACACGAAGCTCGACGACATCGACGCGCGGCTCGACTCGCTCAAGGCCAACGTGGCGCAGGCAATCCTGATGGCGGAAGCGGAGGAGGGTGCCCATGAGTAGGCGCGACGAGCGGAGGGCGGCGGTCGAGAAGTCGAAGCGGCTCAGCCCGGAGCAGAAGCTGTCGACGGCGCGGTACATGGCGCGTCGGCGGTTCGGCTACTACGGGGCGAGCTTCGTGAAGCTCGTTCCCGTCTGGGTCGAACGCGGCGCGGTCGGGACGGTCGGCATCCTGCCGAACTACGTCATGCTGGTGGACCCGGAACCGCTGGACCGCTGGTCGGTGTCCGAGCTGGAAGGCGTCCTATGCCACGAGGTTCAGCACCCCATTCGCGGCCATGCCGAGCGCGGAGAGAAGCTGGCCCGCAGCCTGGGGCTGGACCACGATGCGTTCTTCCCGCTGTGGAACATCGCGACGGACATGGAGATCAACGACGACCTCGTCGCGGCCGGCGTCACGTTGCCAGACGATGGTGGAATCCTTGCCGAGAAGTTCGGCCTGGAACGTGGCTGGACCGCGGAGGCGTACTTCCGGGCGCTCCTCAAGGAGCAGCAGAGCTGTCAGCAGTGCGGCCGTGAGGGCAAGGGGAAGCAGGGCAAGGGCGACGCCGCCGGCGAGCAGAATGGCAAGGGCACGGAGGAGGGCGACCCGGGCGAGCAGGACCAAGACGCCGAGGGCGAGGGCGAGGGCGAGGGTGCTGGGAAGGGCAAGGCGAAGGGCCAGGCAGCGCGCAGCGGGAAGTCTGGAACGGGGAAGGGCGAGGGCGGGCAACCCGGGAAGGACGACGCTGGCGGCGGCCCAGAGGCCAGCGGTAGCCGAAGCAACGGCAACTGCCCGGCGTGTGGAAAGAACGCACCGCAGAAGCCCGTGGCCGGCGGTGGCTGGGACGGGTCGGGCGGCGGCCGGCCGCTCCCCATCGAGAAGACGTACGCGCCGCAGACCGACAAGGTCGGCCGCACCCCGGCCGAGCAGCGAGCCATCCAGCGTCAGGTCGCGGAAGCGGTGCGTGCCGCGGCCGCAAAGGGGCGGGGTGACGTTCCGGGCGGGCTCGTGCGCTGGGCCGAGGAGTTCCTGAAGCCGCCGAAGGTCGACTGGCGCACCAAGCTCGGCGAGGTCTGCCGAACCGCCGTGAAGTACCGCGCCGGGGCGACGACGTACACGTACAGCCGACCGTGCCGTCGCCAAGCCGTCTACGGGTTCGGACCGGGCCGGCCAATCCTCCCGGACATGGTCCAGCCCGTTCCGCGCGTGGCGATTGCCGTGGACACGAGCGGCTCCATGTCGCCGCGCGAGCTTGCCGACGCAGTCTGCGAGGCGGACGGCATCCTGAAGGCAATCGGCGCGTCGGCAACCTTCATCGCCTGCGACGCCACGGTTGGAGCACTCCGCGAGGTCAGGACGCGCCGAGAGGTGCTGGCCGCCCTGGTCGGCGGTGGCGGAACGGACTTCCGCCCCGTGTTCGAGGCGGTCGAGAAGCTCCGGCCGCGGCCGGAGGTCGTGGTCTTCGCGACGGACGGGCAGGGGCCGGCTCCCGCTCGCCCGCCCGCCGGGGTCAAGACCGTGTGGCTGCTCGTCGGCCGCGGGGCGCAGAAGCCGTGGTTCCCGACAGGAACGCAGCCGTGGGGCGAGTTCGTGGAGATCAAATCCGACGACGTGGAAGGGGCTAGCGCGTGAGCACACGGTGGAGCAACAGGAGGGATCACTCCGCCGCCAATGTTTCGCTTGCTACGAATGCAACGCAGGGGTAAGCTGAGGTCTGGTCGAGTACCGCGGATGACGGGCCGCGGGGAAAGAAGCGAAGGAGGCTGGTCATGGACATCAATGCCGTACTGAAGGTCGCGTGGTTCACCCCGGGGCTGAACGGGCGGTGGGGCTTGCCGCTGCTGTTCTGGGGACCGCCTGGCGTGGGCAAGACGCGCCGCATCGAGGAAGCCGCCCGTCGGTGCGGGCTGGTCTGCAATACCATGCTCGGGTCCATCCGACGGCCCGAGGACTTCGGCGGCTTCCCGATCCCCGTGCTGAAGGGGAAGTCGACGTACATGGAGTTCGCGCCGCCCGCGTGGGCCGCGGACGTCGAGGTCGAAGGCGGCGGCCGGGGCGTGGTGCTCACCGACGAGCTGACCACGGTCGAGCCGCAGACCCAGAAGGCGTTGCTCAGGATGGTGCTGGACGGCTTCCTGGGCGACCACGAGCTGAGCAAGATGATCCGCTTCACCGCGGCCGCGAACAGCGTCATGGACGCGGTGGGCGGGTATGACCTGGGCGGGCCGCTCGCGAACCGCTTCGGTCACCTCGACTTCGACAAGCCCGACGCCCGCGAGTGGTGCGACTGGCTCATCGGCGTCAACGGCACCTCAGAGCATGAAGACGACGACGTCCTCGACCCCACGGTCGAGGAAGCCCGGGTGCTGAACGCTTGGCCCGCCGCCTTTGCGAAGGCCAAGGGCATCGTCGGCGCCTTCATCAAGTCGTTCGAGCAACACCTCCACGACCAGCCCGAGGCGGGGAGCGAGGCGCGCGGTCGGGCGTGGCCGTCGCCCCGCACCTGGGAGATGGCGACCAGGGCGCTCGCCGGGTGCTTCGTCCATCGCGCCGACGAGGCCGTGCGCGACGACCTGATAACCGCGTTCGTTGGGGCGGGTGCCTGTGCCCAGCTCGTGACCTTCATCGTCGACGTTGCCCTTCCGGACCCGGAGATGCTGCTCGACGGACGCATCGCCTGGACGCACGAACCGCACCGCCTGGACAGGACGGACGCCGTGATGGCCGCCTGCGCGGCGCTCGTGCGGAGTGACCGCTGCGAACGGCGGGAAGCGCGTGTGGAGGCGCTGTGGGGCATCATCGACCGGATCGTCACAGACGCGTCGGTGTACGACCTGGTCGTGACCGCGGCGCGGGCCGCCATCTCGACGCGGCTGGCCACCGGCTGCTCCGCGAAGCAACACGCGCTCGTCAACCTGCTGCCGTTCCTGAACGCGGCGGACATCCAGCCCGGAGAGACGGTCTGAGATGAAGACGGTCGGGCAGCCGAGGGTGCCGCCGACATCCGTCAAGCCACGGCTTCCGCGCGCCTACGCGGAAGCCGTGGCCTGGCTGACCTTCCACCTACCGCCCGCGCACGCTCGGAATGTCCAAGTCGAGGAGGCCTCCCGGCGGCTCGGTGGGCCACGGGAGGCACCGCTCCAGCCGACGCGGCGACGGATCGTCATCCTGGACGTGGCCATGGCGCGGCTCTCCGGCAGCGCCGTGCTGTTCTACCCTGTGCGGATGCTGGTCGAGGAATCGGGCGTGCCCCTATGGAACTCGGAGTGGGACGCCTACGACGAACCGGGGCTCCGCAAGTTGGAGTCGACCGTGCGGAGCTTCGGTTGCCTTGTAAGACGGGTCCCGCGGGTTCCTCCGCGGGTGGCTGGAGGCGACGATGGAAATCGAGAAGGTCGTTGAATCCCTGGTCAAGCGGTATGCGATACGGTATCCGCACGCGGATCGCGACGACCTTGGCCAGACGGCATGGGAAGCTGCTGCGTGCGCCCAGCGCACCTGGAAGGCGGACGGCGGGGCGCTGCTCACGTCGTACGTCTGGCGGGCGGTCAACACCGCGCTCTGGCGCGAAGTCGTGTACCAGTGGAGCCCGGTCCACGCCGGGACCAGGAAGCTGGGCGCGCTGCTCTGCGACACGCGGTCAGTGCCGCTCGAGGAGTTCCACAGCGAGGCCGAGTCGGCAGACCGATTGCTGGACCGGGCACGCGCCTTCCGCCGGCTGCGGGAAGCCATCGAGGCACGGCCGGATGGGGCACTCGCCCTGACCTACCTGCTCGGCGACGAGCCGGCGACGGCTGTGGCAAAGCGGCTGGGCGTGCGCGTCGAGGACATTCGCGCCGTCGCGAGGGCGACGTGCGCCGCAGTCCGTGAAGACGAGACGCTGCGCGAGGTGGCGTTGGCGCTCCGCTGAAGGAGAGCGGCATGTATGCCCATCCGGAGACGGACAACGAGGCCAGGATCATCGAGGCGGAGGCGCGGCTTCAGCCCAGACGGACGCGGGTCATCGTTGTGTGCCACCGCTGCGGGCAGAACTACGTGGCCGGCATGGGGCACCACGAAAGCGACTGGTGTCGTGTCGCTGAGGCGCAGCGCCGGTGGGCGGGGCGGGGAATGACGGTCGTCCATTCCGGGGTGCTTGGCATTGCCGCGGACGCAGGCGTTCGCGTCGTCCAAGACATCGGCGGGTTCGCGTACTCGTACGGAAGCTACAAACTCGCCAAGGCCGAGTCCCGGCCGTACGTGCCAAAGTGGTTCGCGAAGGTTGTCGGCGCGACGCAGTATATGCAGCGACCGAGGCGCGTGCTGCTCTTGCGGGTGTTGCAGGACCAGCGTTTCAGGCTGGCCCGCGCGTTCATAGCGGAGCGCGGCACGGCGTGGCTTGAGCTCCCGATCGCGAACATTCGGAAGGCGCGGCTCCGCGCGCCGCACTACCCCTGGTCACGCATGATGGACGAGGTCGCCGGCGCATGGGGGCACGTCCTCGTGACCCCGCCGATGTGGCAGTCGAAGAGTCAGGAGGAGCGGGCGCTCCGCGAGCAACTTCGGTGCGAGGACTACACGGACACCGTGTAGGCGGCCGCGGGAGCGGACCGCGAGAGGTGAAGTCATGGGAGGACCAGGGAAGTTGGTGGATAAGATGCGGCGGGCCGGGTACATGACCGTCCACGAGGCTGCTCGCCGGGCCGGCGTCCACGCGACGACGATCTACAGACTGATCGACAGCGGCACCGTGGGAGGGCTCCGCATTGGGCGGTTCCGCTTCGTACATGCAGCCCAGCTCGGCGCCTACTACCCAGAGCCGGTACGCTCGATGATCTTGTCCGAGGCGGCCGCATGAAGCTCGAGATCGGCAACTGCGCGACGCGGGTGGTTGCGGCTTCGGACGACGAGACCAGGTGGCTCATCGGCTACCTGACCTTCGTGGACGAGAGCAACGCCTTCCGGCAGCAACGGGGCGGGCGCGCGAAGCGGGTCAAGCCTCCGCGCATCCGGCTATACGATCCGCTCTCGGACACGTTTCCGAGCGGGCTGCTCCGCTTGGTACACGACCGGGCGAAGGAGCAGGGGTTCAGCGTGGAATGGCGGGACGCCCGCCAGCCGGGGCTGCAGCGCGACCCCGCCGCAGACCTCGCTTGGCTGCGACCCTACCAGCGCGACGCACTGGAGGCGGCCATCAAGGGCGAGCGCGGGTTGCTTTGGCTGGCAACGGGAGGCGGAAAGACGGAGGTCGCAATCGGGTTGACCCGGGCGTTGCCCGGGAAGTGGCTGTTCGTGGTTCACCGCTCCAGCATCATGTACGAGGTCGCCGAGCGGTACGACAAGCGGACGGCCGAGCACGGGCTCGCCCTTGCCCCGGCCGCGCGGTTCGGGGACGGGCATCACGACCTTGGGGACTTCACCGTCGGGACGTTCCAGACCATCTACGCCAAGCTCGCCGCGCCGGAAGGGCGGGCACTGGTCGCCGGAACCCGCGGGCTCATCGTGGACGAGGCCCACACGCTTCCGGCGCGGACCTTCTACGGAGTGGCCATGGAGTTCGTGCACGCCCGGCACAGGATCGGCCTCTCGGGCACCCCGCTGGACCGAGAGGACAGGCGGTCGCTGATGGCGGTCGGCGCTCTCGGTCCTGTCGTCTACCGCCTCCGTGCTGAGGCGCTCATCGAGGCTGGCGTCCTGGCTGCTCCCACGGTGCGCATGGTCCCAGTCGAGCAGTACGTCATCCGGCCAACGTACCGCGGGGTCTACGGCGAGGCGGTCGTCCGGTCGAAGGAACGGAACGACGCACTCGTCGCCATCGCGAAGTTCGCGCGGAAGCCCGCGTTGGTCTTCGTCAAGCTGACCGCGCACGGAATGGCGCTCCGGACGCTGATGGAGAAGGCAGGCCTTCGGGTTGCGTTCGTGTGGGGGAACTCTCAGCAGGCGACGCGGAGCAACGCCATTCGGTCCCTGGAACGGGGCGACCTGGACGTGGTCATTTGTTCGGTCGTCTGGCAGGAGGGCATCGACATCCCGGCGCTCGCAAGCGTCATCGTCGGCGCGGGCGGCAAGAGCACAATCGCTGCTCTCCAGAGAATCGGTCGTGGAATGCGCCGACCCGACGGGAAGGACGGGTTCGACGTGTGGGACATCAACGACGTGGGCACCCCTGTGCTCGAGCGCCACTCCAAGACGCGGCGCCGGGCTTACGAACGGGAGGGCTTCGACGTGAGCGATCACGCGCTGGCCCAGTTACCCCTATGCGACTTGGCCAAGGCGAGCTAGAGCGACACCTGGGCACCTCGGCTGCGTGCCTCTGGCGGGTGCTGGTTGCCGCCGCCCACGGAGGCTACGTGACGCTCTGCGCGTTCGAGATGGAGACGGCCTCCGGGCTCACCCCGAAGCAGACGCGCCACGCGCTGGAACGCCTCCGGGTCGCTGGGTTGCTCAGCTCGGCGTCAGGCTCGTCGTCCGTGCGCCGGGTGCGCGGCTCCGTCCTCGGTGCCGACGACGTCGTCCCGAAGGCTGCCTTGCGGCGGGCCGAAGGCGGGCGGCGCGGCAACGGGAAGGACGTGGGCGCGCAGGCGGGGCGGCAAGCGGGGCGACAAGCGGGGCGACAAACGGGGCGACAAACAGAGGAGCAGCGCGAAACAACTCTGGAAATAGGATTGGGCACCGCAAGCAAGATGGCCAGTCCAAAGGACGGCGTTCTAGACGGAGTCGGGGCGGAGTCTGCCCTCCCCTACGGGGAGGTGCAGCCCGGGGCGGTGCATGCGCTCGCGCGAAGCCGCGCGCCCGCGAAGGACATCGTGGACATGACGTTGGTAACTATGGAGTCTTACTCGCTCACTTCGTTCGCTCGTAAGACGTGCCCCGCGTCCGGGACGCAGGGCACGCCTTGCGGGGAATTTGTCGAACATCGAGACGGGGTTGCGGGGGTTGTCGCCCCATCAGCAGGCCCTTCCGACGCGCCGGACGGAGCCCCAAGGCGGGGCGTGCGGGAGCTGCTGGCGCTGCCGTTCGTGCCGAGTCTGCGCCTGCCCGATGGGCGCTCCGCGGAGCTGGCCGTTCGTACTCCGAACCCGCCGCCGGCCACGCCCACGACGGCCGGACCCGACGTGTGTCGGCATCTCGGGCGGCTGTGGCTGACCGCTCGGCGGGCGCTCCAGAACGTGGACGATGTCCGGGCGCACTCGCTGGCGAAGGGTCACGGGCAGCTCGGCGTTGCTGCTCTGGACTTCTGGGCTGCCTGCGCCGAGCATAGCGTGGAGCCCGCTGAGTGGGTGGCGTGGTCGTTGGAGTGGTGGTCGCGTGAGAAGGGCGGGCAGCCGCCGATCAAGCTCGTCCTGTCCGGGGACCAGGTGCAGAAGGGGCGCGTTCGTCGAATGTACCGTATCCGGCAGCGGCACCTTGGCGGGCGCGTCACCTACGACCCGGTCGGCCGGGCGTTCCTGTACCGCTTCCGTGCGATGGAGCGCAAGCTGGATGCCCTTGTGGCGCGGACGGCGGGAGCAGCCGGAGACGACCAGGTACGTTCCGTCGTTTCCGAGTTCTTCCCGCGTGGTGCGGAGCACGCGGCGGCTCTGCTCGCGGAAGTCCATTCACGCTGCGTCACCGCGATGAGCGGGCTCCGCGACGACGCCGCACGCGGGACGTTCATCTGGGTCGACGGAGCGCAATAACCCGGGGCGACCATGACAGACGGAACAGAGCAGTACGGGTTCACCCGTGCGTTCGAGCTGGCGGTCCTTCGCCATCTGGTTCTCGAACCGCGGGTGTGGGGACAGGTCGGAGGGAGCATCGAGCCCGACGCGCTGGGCTCGGAGGAGGCGAAGCTGCTCGCGAAGGCGGTGGCGGCGATTGCGGCGGAGACGGGCCGGGGACCTGGAAGCGGAACGCTTGTTGTCCAGCGGGTTGCGCGCTGGCGGCACGAAGGGCGGGTCACACACGAACAGGTGATGGCCGTCTCGGACCTGGTCGATGAACTCGAGGACTGGGAGAACCCACCGCCCGTGGACGGCGTCGTCCACGAGCTCGTTCCAGTTCTCCAGGAACGGCGAAACCGAGAGGCCGTGCGCATGGCCATGAAGCGGGTCGCCACCCGGGACGACCTGACGGACGTGATCGAGCATCTCCAGGCGACCAGTCGACTCGGAACTACTCAGGCCGTCACCGGAGTGGAGCTTGGGCCGGACGCGCTCGCCGTCGTGCGCAACCTGCGTCAGACGGACCGGCTCCGCACGGGGATTCTCGAGCTGGACACGGAGCTGGGCGGCGGGCCGCCGATCAGCTCGCTGTCCGTCGCGATGGGTGGAAGCGGCGACGGCAAGTCGATGTTGCTCTGCCACATGGCGGGGTCCGCGCTGATGGGCGGGTTCAACGTGCTGGTCGCGACGCTGGAGCTGAACGACGGGCAGTGGCTCGCGCGGCTCATGGCGAACCTGACCGGCATCCCCATCGACACCATCATCGAAGGCTCGATGGAGCGGGACTGTGCGCACCGGCTCGGGGACCTTCCGCTCGGCCGGTGCGAGGTCGGGCATTGGGCGCCGGAGGTGACCAGGGTCGCCGACCTCATGGAGTGGGTCGACCAGGTCGAGCAGCGGAAAGGCTGGAAGGCCGATCTCTTGGTCGTGGACTACGCCGACCTCCTCGGGCACAGCAAGATGCGCGACTACGAAGGGATGCGCGAGGTCTACAGCGGGCTCCGGGAAGAGTTCGCCGTGAAGCGCCACGGGTGGGTCTGGACGGCGTGCCAGAGCCGGCGGAAGGCGAAGGGCGGCAAGGAGAAGCAGGGCGCCGATGACGGTGCTGACTCCCAGCACAAGATCAGGGTGTCCGACCTCTGGATCGTGTTGCGAATGAGCGAAGACGGCTCCGAGATCGAGTACTACGTGGCGAAGAACCGGGGAGGGAAGCGCGGTGGCTCGGTCACGTTGCCGACCGAGTTGGAGTGCGCGCGGATCGCTCCCATCGCGGAGTTGACGTCCGATGACCTACCAGACCTCTTCTGAACCGGGAGCTGACCTGGAGCTTGTGCGGCGGGCCGTCCGGCTTGCGGACCACACCGGGCGCACGGGATGGGCGCGCTGCTCGTGTCCGCTCTGCGTTCAGCGAGTCGGGACGCAGGACCGGCGTGCTTCGCTCGGCATCAACTTCGACACCGGGCGGTACCACTGCTTTCGGTGCGCCGCGTGGGGCTACCTCCGCGCCGGCGACAAGAACGCGCCTGCGCGTATCGCGGAGGAGCCGGAGGAGGGTGCGCCCGACCTCGGGCCGCCCGAAGACTGGACGCCCCTATGGGAGCCGCCAGGGGACTCTGCGTCGGTGCTCGCGGCGGCTCGGGCCTACCTCCGTCGGCGGAGGGTCAGCAGCCAGACCATCCGGGACGTGCAGATCGGCGCGTGCCTACGGGGCTGGGCGCGCGGGCGTGTCGTCGTTCCCGTCCTCGCCGCGGACAGGCGGACGTGGGTTGGCTGGCAAGGGCGGTTCTGGGGTCAGTGCCCGCCAGCTATCCCGAAGTACCTCACGGCCGGGGGGATGGATCGTTTCAACACGGTCTTCAACGAAGCCGCTCTCCTGGTCGAGACAGACCGCCCGGTCATGGTGGTGGAAGGCACGTTCGACGCGCTCCCCTACTGGCCGGACGTCGTGGCGTTGCTGGGCAAGCCGAGCGCGGGACAGGAAGCAAAGCTCAGGAGGGCACCGCGCCCGGTCGTGTGCTGTCTCGATGGGGACGCGTGGCTGGAGTGCGAGATGCTGGCGATGCGATTGCAGCTTGACGGAGCAGCCGCCTCGTGGGTGAAGCTCCCGCCCGGGGAGGACCCCGGTTCGGTGGACCCGGCTTGGCTGACGCAGAAGGTGAACGAAGCGGCTGGCGCGCAATGACCGTACAGAGGAGGATGGACCGATGGCAATGCTGAGAGTGACGGGGTTCCAGGCGACCGCGGAGATCCGCGGTACCGTGAAGAACGTCGGGTACGATGGCGCGATCCGCCGTCTCTGGATCGATGCGCTGGACGCGGACGAGGCGGTCGTGCTCATCGCTGCTCTCGGCGGTGCGCCGGGGCACGTCGTGGGCGCGATGCCGCAGGGCGAGCAGGAGGTGGTGATGGCGGCGGCCGCTCCGGCGGCGGCGGCCCGAGCAATGGCCGTGCTGCACACGGGCGAGCCGAAGGTCGAGACGGTTGTCGTTCCGGCCGCGGTTCCAGCCTCCGCTACGCCGCCGGCCCCGGCCGAGCAACCGTCCGCCGCCGAGGTGAAGTCGGCACGGAAGCCGCCAGCAAGGAGGCGCGGGGTGGGCACCGCAGCGACGGTGCAGGACGACGTCGGAGCGATGGCTAAGAGCGAGCCCGAGCCGGCCGACGACTTCTCCCTGTCCGCCTCGCCGGTGGTCGAGCAGCCGGCGCCTCCGCCGGTGCATTCGGACCCGGACCCGGCCCCGGCCCCGGCCCCGGCCCCGGCCCCGGCCCCGGCGGTGCCTGTCGCCGCGCCGAGCACGGGAGGGGTGCCGCGCGAGCTGACCGAGGCGAAGAAGATACGGGACGTGGTTGCCTACTTCTACGACTCCGGCATCCGCGACCCGGAGGAGATCGTCCGCCGGTGCCTGGAGGTCAAGGACGACATCCAGGTGCTGGCTCGCATCCGGAACGCCGACGAGCGTGTTCGGCGGGCCATCACAGTCATGGGTCTGGACGCGTAGCGGAGCCGTGCGCAGCCGCCCGCTATACCCGGAGGAGCCGGTCAGCCCCGTCAGCACAGGGGCCGAGCTGGACATCGACCGTGGCTGCTCGCGGTGCAAGCTCGGCGCACTCGCGCGCCATCCCTGTCTCCCAGCGGACGGAACCCCTGGCGGGGTCGTGTTCATCGGCAAGCACCCAGGAAAGGTCGAGGACACGGCCGGCCGCGCGCATGTAGGCCAGAGCGGAAAGACGCTTCGTGAGATCGTTGGAAGACACTGGACCGGTCCAGCCGTCTACGACAACGTCGTTCGGTGCTTCCCGGGACAGGGGAGGTCGCTGCCAGCGAACAGCATCACCGAGTGCCGCCCGTACCTCCGTCGCATACTCCGACAGGCTCGACCGCAGCGCATCATCGCGCTTGGCGCCGAGGCTGCGCTCGGGCTGGTCGGACGGTCGGTTCCGGTGATGAGCGTCCGCAGCGGCTACGCCTGGACGCGGATGCCAGACGGGGCTCTCGTGCCCGTGTTCTTCGTTCCGCACCCGGCGGCCGGGGAGCGGAATCCCACGCTCCAGCGGTTCATCGAGGACGACATTGCCTTCGCCCTGCGGCGGCCCGTTCCTATCCGACCGCCCTGGGCCGCGAGCTACCACCTGGTCGAGACGCCGGACGACGCAGCCGCCGCGGTCGCGGACATCCGGGACGAGGCTCCCTGGTGCGCGTACGACCTGGAGTGGTCGGGCGTACCGTTCACGCGGTTCTTCGAGGTCGTGACCGCGGCGGTGTGCTCCTCTGGCACAGACGAGCCCTACGTCTGGAGCAGGAACGCGCTCCATGACCCGGCGACGCGGCGGCCGCTGCTCGATCTGCTGGCCGACCCGGCGGTCGGGAAGGTCGGCCACAACATCAAGAGCGACAACCAGTCGGTGTACGCGGCGTGGGGCGTTCAGGTACGCGGGACCTACGGCGATACCCGGCTCTGGCGGCGGCTCCTGTGTGCCGACGTCAACGCCAAGCTCGACGTGTGCGCCGAGCTCGTCGGGATGGGTGGGCACAAGGAGGAGAACGAGTCCTGGCTCGAGAAGGCGGTGGCGGCCATCCGTGACAGGCGCCGAGACAGGAAGTCCCGGCAAGAGGCGATGTTCGAGGGGAACGACCCCGCGTTGCTCGCCGCCGTTGCGGCCCCGGACGAAGACCCGAAGCGGTTCGCCTTCGCCCTCATTCCGCCCGAAGTTCGCGACCGCTACTGCGCTCGAGACGCCGTGGCGACGGCCCGGCTCGGAGACATGGAGGAGCGCCAGCTCGACGCCGACCCGCCGATCCGCCGGGTGTGGACGTCCATCGTGCACCGGGCGACGGACGCCGTGGAGCAGATGGAGCGGTGGGGCATCGCCGCCGACCGAGCAGCGATGGGCCAGTTCGACGCCTACCTCGGAATGGAGATCGAGCAGGTCTCGCGGCGGCTCGCGACCTATGGGACGTTCAACCCGGCCTCCGCCGCCGACGTGTCGCGGTTGCTCTTTGACGAGCTGAAGCTGAAGCCGCTGGCCATGACCAGCTCCGGGGACCGCCCGTCCACGGACAAGGAGGTGCTGAAGCGGCTGCGCTACGACCATCCGGTGGTCGGCGACATCATCGAGTACCGCCGGCTCGAGAAGCTCCGGTCCAACTACGGACTGAAGATGGCCGCGTTCGTTCGGATGGACGGCCGCATCCACCCCGAGCTGAAGATCGACGGTGCGGAGACGGGGCGGCTGTCGTGCGTCAACCCTCCGCTGCACCAGATACCCCGCTCCTTCACGGCCGAGGGCAAGATGATCAAGCGGTGCTTCGTGGCACCGCCCGGGTACCTAATCCTCAACGCCGACTACTCGCAGATCGAACTGCGCACCGCCGCCTTCCTGTCTGGCGACCCGGTGATGATCGCCATGTTCCAGAGCGGGGAGGACTTCCATCTGGCGACGGCCAAGCTCATTTGCGAGGCGTACTGGGGAATCAAGGCGTCGGCCGTCGAGGACAAACACAGGACACAGGCCAAGAGCTTCAACTTCGGGCTTCTGTACGGCATGACCGACCGCGGGCTCGCGAAGCGGCTCGGCTGCTCGGTCGCGGATGCCAGCCGCCTGCGCGCCGCGATCATGGGGAAGTGGAAGCGCCTCGCCGTCTGGATGCACGAGCGCATCACGTCGACCAGGAAGACGGGCTATGCTCGGACCTGGTGGGACGGCGCCGACGCGCGTCGGCGGCCGCTCTTCGGCATCCGGTCGACGGACAATCTCCAGCGCAGCAACGCGGAGAACAGCGCCATCAACACCCCGGTCCAGGGGACCGCGAGCGACTTCATGCTCTCGTCCATCTGCGCCCTGGTCGAGTGGGTGCTCCGGGATGGGCTACCCGCCAAAGTTGTGCTCACCGTTCACGACAGCGTCGTGTTCGAAGTGCGGGCAGACGCCGTGGATGACCTTGCCGTGGGGGCGCTCGACATCATGCTCGCGCACAACAGCCTGGCCGTGCCGCTGCGCGTGGACGTCGAGGTCGGGCAGACGCTCGGCGACATGGACGAGTGGCAACAGCCGGGAGCAGCGGCGCAATAACCAGCGCGGAGGACACCATGGAGAAGCAGGAACGGAACGACCTGGACACGTTCAACGAGGATTCGATTCGGATCGACCCGATGGACCTGAACCGGGCGTACTGCGAGTTGCCCGGGCAACTCGCCTACTGGAACGGACAGCTCGCCGACCTGACCCACAAGGCGATGCTGGCCAAGGCCGACCACGAAGCCGACCGCGCCCGGGCCACGCTTGCCATTCGGGAGGCGGACCGGCTCGACAAGGGCAAGATGACGGTCGGCGAGGTCGACGCCAAGGTGTTGCTCGACACCGAGGTGCAGGACGCGCAGATGGTGTGGATCGAGGCGGAGGCGGCTCGGCTGCGGGTGCGCGGTGTCGTGGACGCGCTGCTCGCGAAGCGAGACATGATCCAGAGCCTCGGTGCGAAGCTCCGCGCTGAGATGTGGGCGGACCCCGTTCTGCGAGACCAGATGGCGGCGGCAACGGCCATGGAGTTCGGACATCGGGGCAACCACGAGTAGAACGCCCGGAGCAGCAAGCGAGACAAGCCAGGCAAGTACGCCAGGCAGGGACAAGGAGAAGGACATGCCAGCAAAGAAGGAAGACGGGAACATCGTGGAGTACGGGGCGTACACCCCGGAGGCGGCCGAAGAGGAGCACGACGCGCTCGGGAAGGCGAGCGGCGGCCAGTTCATGAAGCTGGAGGTCGGACGCAACGTCATCCGCATCCTCCCGCCGCCGCCCGGGCGGAACACGCCGTTCGTGACCACCTACCAGCACTTCATCAACCTGCCCGGGCGCGAGCCGATCGTGTTCAACTGCCCGCGCATGATGGAGCGGCGGCAGTGCCCCGCCTGCATGAAGGCGGACAAGCTGCGGTCCAGCGCGAACTCGATGGACCAGGACGCGGCGCGGGACTTCTGGGCGAGCCGCCGGGTCTTCTGCGCGGTCATCGACCGCGCCGACCAGGACGCCGGACCGAAGGTGCTTGGGTTTGGCAAGACCGTCCACGAGGCGCTCGTCGCCATCCGGCGGGACGAGGACGCGGGCGGCGACTTCACCGACCCCGCTCACGGCTTCGACATCATCGTCGAACGTGTGGGCACGGGGAAGATGGACACCCGCTACAAAGTGATGCCGGCCCGTAAGAGCAGCCCGCTCGGCAAGCACGAGTGGATCACCGCTCAGCCCAACCTGCGTGCCCTTGCTGGGGTTCCCTCCTGGGAGGAGATCGTTGGCATGGTGAAGGGCGGAAGCGACGACGGAGAGGACAGCGACGGTGGCGGCCGCACGGCACAGGACGACGTCGCCCGCGACGTGGTCGGCGACGCGGACGGCACACCGGCCGGCGGCCGCGAGCCGCCCTTCTAGGCGACACGCACATGGCAAAGACCATCAAGGCGCAAGCGCACGCCGCGGACGTGTGCGCCGCGATCAAGAAGGCGCTCCCCAAGCTCGCGCGGTCCGCCGCCGACGGGTCGCAGAGCGAAGTGCGGGAGGTCATCCAGACCGGCATCGAAGTGCTCGACCTGCACGTCCTCGGGTGCGGTGGGCTTCCCATCGGGAGGATGGGAGAAGTCTTCGCTGACGAAGGCGCGGGGAAGACCAGCCTCGGCTTCACGTTCTTGGCGGCGGCGCAACGGGCCGGCGGGGTTGGCGTGTTGCTCGAGACGGAGAAGACGCTACAGGTAGAGCGAGCAGCGGTGTTCGGGGTCGTGGTCGAAGACCTGATCCTGATGGAGCCGAAGACGATGGAGCAGACGCTCGACGCGCTCCATGCCACGCTGGACGTGATTCCAGCCGGGGCCGGACCAAACGTCTTGGTCTGGGACAGCCTCGCGGCGACGGAGTTGCGTGGACAGGACGGCGCGGTGTTCGACAAGGACAAGGGCGGGCAGGGCTTCGTTGGGAAGAAGGCCAGGTTGATGAGCCAGGCGCTTCCGGTCCTCGGGCGCATCGCCCGCGACCGCCGGGCAGCCATCGTCATTATCAACCAAGTGCGGGAGAAGATCGGGGTCGTGTTCGGCGACCCGACGACGACGCAGGGCGGGAACGCCACCAAGCACCACATGACGTGGCGGCTTCAGCTCTGGCGCGGAGCAGCCGTGAAGGAAGGCGCCGAGGCCATCGGCATCCAGTCCACGGTGAAGGCAGTCAAGAACAAGGTGGCCCGTCCGTTCCGCAAGGCCAAGCTCCGCTTGCTGTTCGAGGATGGCTGGGACAGTGCCTGGTCCCTGATGGACCTGGGCAAAGACCTCGGCGTCCTTCCAGACGGGGCGCACCGCAGCACAGAGAACCTCGCCGCCGTCCGCGAGTACCTGGTCGCCCTACGCACCGGTCCGACCGCTCAATAACCAGAGCGGAAGGGGAACACACCATGGGTCGAATCGCCGTCCTCGCCGACGTCCACGTCGGCAACCCACGCCGACTCGGCGGCCCGATGACGGCCGGGCTCAACGAGCGGTGCCGCCTGGCCATAGACACCCTGAGAGCAGCATGCGGCCAGGCCCGCGAACAGGGATGCGACGCGCTGTACGTGGCCGGCGACCTGTTCGACAGCGTGAACCCAGGTCCGAGGGTCGTCTCCCCGGTCCAGACCGTGCTGGACGAGAGCCGGGTCCTCGGCGTGCCGGTCTACGTCATGCCCGGGAACCACGACGCCGTAAGCACAGAGCGTGGCGACCACGCGCTCGGGCCGCTCGGTCCGGTGTGCTTCGTGGTGGACCGGCCCAGTCTGTCTGTCCCAGAGCACAGGGGCAAGTCGACGGGCATCCAGGTCGTGATGGTGCCGCACCGCTCCGGGCCGGCCTCCGGCTGGCTACCGGGGGCGATTGCCGGGGTGCGGAACGAGCATCCGGAGTGGGTAACCGATGGGGTCCCGTCAACAGCCTCCCTCGCCCCGTTCCGGGTGCTCGTTCTGCATCTCGGCATCACACATCAGGGGACGCCGGGGCACCTGCGCTCCGACCCGAGCGCCGTGGACGTCGCGCTGCTCGACGCGCTGTGCGTCGAACACGGCTTCCGGGCGGTGCTCGCCGGCCACTGGCACGAGGCCTACGACGCGGCGCTGCCGTGCGGGGCGACGGTCGTGCAGATCGGGGCTCTCGTTCCGACGGGCTGGTCGGACCAGGGCACCGTGAACCGAGGGCGAATGCTGCTCGTCAGCAGCGGCCGGCCGCACATCTCGGCGGTCGAGGTGCCTGGGCCGCGGTTTGTGCGCGTGTCCGGACCGGACGGTCTGCCCGACGCACTGGAACAGCGAGAACACGCAGCCGCCGGCTCGCGATTGTTCGTGGAGTGGCACGCCGCACCCGGTGAGACGGACTTCGCAAGGCAGGAGCTGCGGTCGGCCGAGGCGCGAGGAGACGTTGCCCGGGGAACCGTGGTCGTGAGCGTCGAGGAGGCGGCCGGGCGTGCCCACCGAGCGGCCGTGGCGGCGAGGAGCGCGGCGACGCTGACCGAGGCGCTCGCCGCCTACGTTGCGGAGATGGACTTGCCAGCGGGAGTCGACCGCAAGCGGGTGCTGTCCGAGGCTCGGCGCTACGTCGGGGCCGGAGGTAGCGAATGATCCACGTTCGGCGCATCCAGACGGACCACGTCCTCGGCCACGACGCCGTGACCCTGGACCTACCTGACACCGGGGTCGTGGTCATCACCGGCGACAACGGGGCGGGGAAGTCGACGTGCATCGAGGCGGTCGCTGCCGCGCTCTGGGGAAAGACGCTTCGTGGCTCGCCGTGGCATGTTGAGGGCGTCCGAAGCTACGTGCTGCTCGACACGGAGATGGCGGTGGTGGAACGGGTGCGCGACCACAAGACGAACGTGGTCCGCTTCGCCCCGCCCGGGGGCAGCCGGCGGGAGTTCGAGACGGCGACGAAGGCGCAAGCCGAGCTCGACAGCCTCGTCGGCGACCTCGAGACGTGGCGCCGGACGAGCGTGTTCTCGTCGCAGGACGTCCTGTCCTTCAGCCTCGCCACAGACGCGGAGCGGAAGCGACTGGTCGAGGGGATGCTCGGCCTCCACGTCTTCGACATCGGCCTGGACGCCTGCCGCAAGGACATCGCTGAGGCGCGTCAGGGAGCAGCGAACGCCGCGTCTGCCGTGCGCACCATGCAGGCAAGGTTGGAAGGCGAACGGAAGCGGCTCGTGGACGCAGGCGGCGGGCCGGGCGCCGAGCCGCCGCATACCGCCCCTTCCGAGGTGCGGAAGCTGGAAGCCGCGCTGGCGGAAGCCAGGCGGGACGGAACCGTTGCCTCCAGGGCGAGCGCAACGGCAGCTGCAGAGGCAACTGCGCTTCGCCAGAAGGCGGCCGATGCGCGGCGGGTTGTGGAGCGGGCGCAGGCCATGACCCACTGTCCGACGTGTGCGCAGCCTGTGGACGACGCGGTCCGCGCCCGGCTCGGCGCTGGTGCTGCCGAGACGGTGCGAGCAGCGGAGGCTGGCGCGCCCGCCGCGGAGGAGAGCGCACGGGCGTCGGCCGATGAAGCCGCCGAGCTGGCTGACGAGCAACAGGCGCTGGCCGAGCGTGTCGGAACGGCCCGGGCCGCGGTCGTCGCCCGTCGCGAATGGGAGGAGCGCGACCGCTACCACCGCGAGAAGGCGGCGGAGGTGCAGCGGGCGGTCCGCGAGGCGGAGGGCGAGTTGCTCGATTTGGAGGACGCGGCGTCGGCGGCGGACGCTCGGTTGGCCGAGCTTCAAGCCGTGGAGCGCGTGCTTGGCCTGCGCGGTGTCAGGAGTCACGTCATCGCCGGGGCGCTCGGTGGGCTGGAGGCCGTAGCGAATGCCTGGCTCGACCGCCTGATGCCCGGCGGAGCGATCTCGTTGCGGTCGGACAGCGAGACGGCCCGGGGCGGGACGGTCGAGCGGATCGCCCTGGACATCCACGGGCTCGGCCACGACCACGGCTACAAGGGATGCTCGGGCGGGGAGCGCCGTCGTGTGGACGTTGCCATGGTGCTCGCGCTTGCCGAGGTCCACGCAGCCGCCGCCGGGACAGGCCAAGGGACGATGTGGTTCGACGAGGTCTTCGATACGCTGGACCCGGCTGGCATCGCCGGCGTCTCCGAAGCCCTTTCCGAGATCGCCGAGGACCGCTGCGTGGTGGTCATCACCCACTCCGACGACGTTGCCTCCGAGCTGGACGCCGCCCAGCGGTTCGTGTTCGCGAACGGCGTTGCTTCCTGACGTCCTGCCTTGCAGGAAACCCACAGACGCTCAATAACGGAAGGGGAGTGGAGGTAGCGCGATGGGGCTCTACGACAGGCAGACCAGCCTCAAGATGTCCGAGGCGGAGGAGCTGTCTTGGCGACAGGCGGCGGCGGCGAACGGGATGCCGCTTCAGACGTGGATGCGTGTGACGCTGGACTACGCGGCGGGGTGCGGTCAACTGGCCGAGCAACTGACCGCGGCGGCCGGAGCGCAGCGGGTCGAGCACGCGGCGCTCATGCGGGACGCGAAGGCGCTCGGCGGGCCGACGAAGGCGCAGGGCGGGCGGAGGAGGTAGTGCCGACCGCGCGGGTCACCGTCTGTGCCGAGTTGCCCGGGCTTGTGGACTGGCTGCTCGGATGGAACCGCTCGGCGCCAAGAGGCTCCGACCTCTGGCCGGACCAGGTCGCCGCCCTGTCCCGCGTGGCCGCGCGCCTGGCGAACGAGCCGACGGAAGACGACCCCGAGCACCGGCAGGCCTGGAAGCCGTCCGACACGCTCGTCCGGGTCAACAACTTCTGGACGGACGTGGCGTACCTGAAAGCCCGTGGCCCGCGCGGGCCGGCTGGCCGTGTGTTGTGGCCTCCGAAGGACAGGGAGCTGATCACGCACGCTCGGTACGTTTGCCAGCTCGCCGTGGCGGCCCGGCCGCACCCCGACGAAGTGGCCGCTGCTCTGGAGCGGTTGCTGCTGGCGGCGAACATCATGGAGGCGGAGTGGCGCCTGGGAGGCGGGCTGTGACCGTTACCGACCGCACGTCCGCCGACGAGCTGCGCGACCTCATGCTTGCGCTCTGCGGCGAAGCGATTCAAATGGGGTGCTCGAGCTGGTACTTGTCAAGCGAGGTGCGGCGGCTCCGCGGAATGGACTGTTCCGCCCCCATTCGCAAGCAGACCAGGGACGGCTTCAGGCGGTCGATGAGCGTCGTGGACTCCATCGCCCTCGGGATGCCGGCGAGCGCAGCCTTCAGGGAGATGCGCGCTGCAGTCGGCCGTGCCTGGTCCATCATGGACGCGGAGTGGCGCTTGGGCGGGCTGGGCCTGTGAGCATCGGATTGCCAGCGGCCGGCGGCGGGGCGGGTCGATGAGGCGGCCGGCCGGCTGGGCGCTGACCGACCCGGAGTTCGGCACGCCGCCCGCGCTGGCGAAGTCGCTGGCTGTTCGGTGGGCTGGCGGCGCGTTCGACCTGGACGTGGCCGCCAGCGACGCGCTCCACGTCTGTCCGACCTACTTCACCGCCCGCGACGACGGGCTGACGCAGCCGTGGGCCGGCGTCTGCTACATGAACTGCCCCTACGGAACGGCCGAGCAGCGATGGGTGACGAAGGCGCGGGCGGAGGTGCTGACCGGGCGGGCTCGCCGCGTTGTCGCCCTTCTGCCTGCGAAGACGGGGAAGGTCTGGTGGCGAAGGTTCATCGTCGCTCAGGATCAGCCTCCGGCCGGTGGGCTCGTCCTCGTGTACCCCGCGTTCCACTTGGAGTTCCTGCCCAACAAGCTGCGGTACGTGCGGCCGGATGGGGTGCCGCTCGACAAGGCACGGTTCTACTCGGTCGTGGTCGTGTTCGAGGACTGGGCGGGCCGCGCTCGGTGCGCGGGCGCTCAATGAGCGCGGTGGGGAACGGGACCATGCAGCTTCACGAACAGAACCCGGAGTTGACCGCTCGCGTGATGGCCGCGGTGCGGCGGTCGAAGCGCAAGGACGGGCTGACAGCGACCAACGTTGGCCGGCGGTGCGGGCTTCCACCGTCGAACTCCGGGAAGGACGACCCCGACGTGCGGATGCGTGTCCAAGGCTCGTACCAGGAGGTGCGTGTGCTGCTCGGCTACCTCGTCGACATCGGGTGGCTCGAGAGGCTCCGTGGGCGGGGCGGCTCCTCGTACCGTCTGGCGTCGGAGACTGTTCGCGAGCAACACGTCACGGACGCCGGCAGAAACGCGGCGGCCGAGGACGTGTGCCGCGCGCTCGGTGTCCTGTACGACGGCACCCCGACCGTCTACATCAGGGCGGAAGAGATGCCGGACGTGCGGTCGGTGCTCCTGATGACCGGGCTGGTCGCGAGCGGGCCGCCGCACGGACGGGCGATCACGCTGACGCTGACGGCGGACGAGGCGACGTTGATCCGGGGACTCCTAGAGCCGGCGCGAATCGAGGAGGCGGTGCTCTTGGACCGGCTTGGCGCAGCAGTGGCGCGGGCAGCGACCCGGCGGCTGGGTGTGGAACCGTGCCCAGCCTGCAGCGGCGGCGGTGTCGTGAGCCACACGGACTACGTCGGCTACCACAGCTGGCCCTGTGATCGGTGCGGCGGCTCCGGCGATGCGCCCGGAGGCGATCCAGCGGCGAGTACAGCGACACCGGACCTGCAACGACGGGCTCGCCGGCTCTCGTGCTCGCCGGATTGCCCGGGTTACAGGACGGTGCGCGGGTTCGCAACGAGCATCCTCCCAAGCGATTACATCCAGGTCGTCGGGTGCCGAAAGTGCGGGCTGTACAGGAACCGAGAGGCGGCGCTCGCCATATCGGCGGACCGAGCGATTGCGGTCGACGTCCGATCCGGAGTTCGGCGCCCGGTCATCGGGTCCGACGCGTGGATGAACTTCCGGAATCTCGTGTACGCCATTCCAGTCGAGGACGTCGTGGCGCTCGACTTGGCCCTCCCGGCGGCCGGAGGGGATGGGGGCTGACGTGCGCCAGAAGTTGGCCGCGCTGCTCGATCACCACGCTCCGCCAGAGGCGGTCGCCGCCTACCGACTGAGCGGCGGCCCGGCGACCGGCTTCGTGGTCCTGTCGGCACTCGAGACGGGGCTCTCGCACCACCCGGCGCTCCTGCTCCTCCTCTGCGACGACGGCGGGCCACCTTTGGCCGGGAAGCGATGGTGGGCGGGCCGTGGCTTCGTCGCGTTGACCCAGGTCATGCGGCCGACCAGCGGGGAGGCGGCGGACACGGACATCAGCACGACGGAGGTCCAGCTCCTGAACATCGACCCCGTGCAGGCGGACGGGCTGGAGGGTGCGGTCCGGCCCGGGGCGCGGCTGTCGCTGGCGTTCGACGCCATCCGGCGTCGCTGGTGCATTGGGGTTGACCGTGGGCGCGGGGATGTGGAGTGGTGGTGATGCCCAAGCAGCGGCACCGACTCCCGGGGAACCTGTTCGAGCGCATGCACGACGCCTTCGTGGAGGCGGCCGGAAACGACACGCCCGGGCTGGTCGGCGCGCTGCTCGGGTTTCTGCCACCGGAGATAGCGGCCGAGGTGAGGCTAGGCGGCGGGGCGCGCGTCAACATGTGGTTCGAGCACAGGAACAGCCTGGCGTTCGCCTACGCGTCGCTCGATGGGAGGACGTATCGGGTCGGGTGCTTGGACCGCGCCGACACCGAGGGTTTCCGGCGCCTTGTGGCTGCTGCGTTCGAGTGCCACATTCAGCTCCGGGTGCCACGTCAAGAGGCGCGGGCGCTCTGGAGGGGGACGAGGCGGCCGTGACGCACTGGCTGGATCGTCAGGTCTCTATTTCCAAGGCTGAGGGGCTGCGCATCCACAGGCGGATCGTGCGGAAGTTGCCAATGGTGGGTCAGGCGGCCGCTCGGCTCGGCGAGCCCGTGGCGCTTATGATCGAGACGGTGACCGTGCGCGGCAAGCCGTACGCGTGGATCAACCACGTTGTCTGGGCACGGACCTTGAGTTCCAACGAGCGTTGGACGCGGGTGTCGACGCTGTTGATGGCCAAGACTGCGCGCAAGTACCTGACCGCGGCGCGGGCCGTTGGCTGGTCCGTGGAGTTCCGGAAGCGGAGCATGAGCGACGAGCAGCCGGACCAGCCAATGCCGGAAGACGAGGCGTGAGGATGCCGTTCCGTCGGCGGGAGTTCGTGGGCGAGGACAGGAGCGGGCGGAACCTCTGCGACGTCTTGTTTCCCGGCACCGGGGACGACGTGAAGGACTTGGAGGTGTCGGCCGGGCGGCTGCGGGCGCTGCTTCCGGAAGCCGTCCAGGCAGCCCTTCGGCTCGGTACACAGGGGACGCTCTGCGTCTTGACCGAGTTCCTGTGCGGCCAGCTCGAGCTCCGCCACCCGTTCGTCTGGCACGTCGTCCTGGTCGTCGACAACGAGTGCTACTCGCTTGGTGGGTGCCACGGGTGGGGCACGCCGACAGCGGTAGCCAGTTGCGCGCAGACGCTCGGCCTTGGGTACGAGGACGGGGCCGCGGAGACCCCGAAAGGCGCCCTGTTCAACTACGACCGTGGGTGGCTGTCGTGAGGGCGTACTGATGGGGCAACAAACGGGGCAACAAACGGGGCAACAAACCACGCAACTATGCGAGCAGCAAGGCGAAGATGGTATCGTGCTCCGAACGAGTTTGGAAGACGATTTGTTCCGGGCTTACATGACCTTCGACGGCGGGGCATCCGTGGACAGATGGGGGTACACGAACGCCCGTCGGATGACCGATTGGAACCTGGCGAAGCAAGCCATCCTGACCGGCGTGGTGCTTCGCCGTCTGCCCGACGCGACCGGAGCAGCGATCCGTCTCGGCGAGCGGGCGTGCGCGGTGGTGACGGTTGAGACCAGGGAGCACCGGCGACGGAAGCCGGGAGGGCACGTCGTTGTTCGGCAGCTCAATCTGCACGCGCTGGTGAGGGTGCTGGGACGGACGTATCGGCTCGGCTCCGTCCGACGCAAGCGGGCCAGGGAGCTGTTGAGGGAGGCGTTGCTCGGGTGTTGCGTGTCGGTGTGCTGGGACGGGAACGTGCTGAAGTGAGCCGGCCCGGACCACTCGTCATCGCGCCTCCGGTGACGCTCGCGGTGGTCGCGAGCGCGCTTCTCCAGCGGGTGTGCGACGTGCTGCCGCCGGACAAGGCGGCGCTGCTCCGGCTTGGCCAGACGTTCCCGTTGGCGATCGGCTGGCGCTTCCTGGCGAAGTACTCGGACGGCCCGAGGGGAAGCGGCCGGCTCCACGTCTGCGTCCGCGCCGTGGGGAAACGCGACGGGTGTTCGGCCTACCTGGGCTTCCTGCCCGGTTTCGACAAGTCGGGTCAGGACGCGACGACCATCACGCAGGCGGCCATGGAGTACGGCTGGGCTGTGGACCCCGGCGCCTACGCAGCCGAAAGCGCGTGCTCCTCGTGCAGACGCCGGTCGCGCGACCCGACGACCCCGTACATGGCGCGGTGCTGGTGGCACCATCGGACGCTCAAGCGCCGGGTCGCCCTGCTCCAGCGTCCTCGGGGCGTCGGCGGGCCGACCTGGTCGTGGTAGACGACCTTCCGCGTCCGCCGAAGCGGTGACCGCTCGCCAGCTTGCAGACGCCGTGCAGACGATGCTGACCGGTGCAGACGATGCTGACCAGGTGCAGACGATGCAGACCCCGCTCCCACCTATCGGACCCAGTCGGTGAGCGGCATGAGGATGTCCAGGTCGCGAGGCCCGAGCCGGCACTGGCGCGCCCCTGCCCGCCGGAGCCAGGCGGGGAGCGTCTCCTTGTTGTGGATGCCCCGCATCAGCCAGTAGAAGCGGAAGGCGCCGAGCGCGCGGTCCGTCCAGTAACGGCCCACGTGCTTGCCGGCCCGTTCGATCTTGTCCAGCGGGACGTACTGCTGCGGGTACGGGCGGATGCCGAGCCGGAGGACCTCCATCAGCTTGTAGTGCGACTCCGCCGGCGTGTCGTGGAAGTTGTAGAGCACGAACGCCATCATGTCCTCGACGTGGCACCCCGCCTTGATGAGCCGGCGGGCCGCCGACTGGAACACGCCATCGTCGCCGACCCGGTCGAAGCTCATGCGGAGCCCCGACAGCCCGTACCGAAGCCGGGCCAGCCGTGCGGCCACGTCGTCGTCGACCCGGTGGCAGTCGAAGCCGTTGTCGAAGCACGCCTTGAGTCCCGACGCTTCCACGGCGTCCAGCACGGCGGTCCAGTGGGCGTCGGGCCACGCGAGCAGGTTGTTGTCGCTGACGAGGACCGTGTCCTTGCCGCGGACGACCATCTGCTCACGCCACCCCTCGACGACGTAGCGGGGCCGCTCGATGCGTCCGACCACGCAGTATGGGCAGGAGTTTGGGCAGCCGCGGGTCGTGTAGACGAAGGCGGCCGTCTCGAACTTGGGGTCGGGCCGCCAGGCGAGCGAGTAGTCGGGACGGACCGCGTCCAGTACCGGGGAGGTGCCGCAGAAGACGTCGGCCCCGGTCGCCCCGGCCACAAGGTCGGGCATGAGCGACGCCAGTACCCCGCCAACCACGATGCGAGCTCGCGGCGCGACTCGCCTCGCCCGGTCGATGGACTGGATGAGGATGGTCAAGTCCTGCGTCCACAACGACCCCACGCAGACCAGGTCCACGTCCGCGTCGCCACGGTTCAGCCACCGCCCGTACCGCGGCGCCTTCCCAGCCAGCCGTAGATAACCCGCGATCCGCGCGAGTCCCATCGGGATGTGCTTCCGCCGATGCGGCGGCTCGAGCAGGAATACCACCCGCCCGGCGTCCAGCGCTCCGAGCATCTCCGCTTCCGTCAGTCGTGCCATCGTCGCGTGGCTCCTTCCCAGCCCACGCCCCGAACTCTACCGGGTGGTGGCCAGCGTATCCAGTGGCCAAGCCCTCGGCGGCCCGTGAGCAACAGGACGGGGAAGTAGGACGGACGGAGCAGCGCGGCCGGCTTGGGTGGTTGCCCGGTGTACCCGGCCGCGGTGACGGCGCCGGGTGCAGAAGCGGGCGCACCCCGTTGTCAGGCTGGATGACCGGCCCCAGGTCGAGTACAGTCGTGTGGACAACGGAGGCGGTCCCCGTGAGCGAGAAGTCAGAACCCCTGTGCAAGCCAATCGAGCGGGAGGTCTATGACGCGCTGCTCGCTGCGTTTCGTGCCGTACCCGGAAACGTCAGTGCTGCTGCGAAGGCGGCGGGGGTCGCGCGTAAAACGGCACGATTAGCACTACTTAGGGGCTGGCCGGCCCGCCGGTGGCCGCCGATTCGGGACGTGTTGGAGCAGGAGCAACGGCTGGCCAGGGCGATCCGATTTCAGGCCGATGGTGGGGGCGTGCAGGCGCCCGGCGGCGATACAGCTTCCGTGCAGACGCCGGGTTCTATGGCAGCACTCCAGGCCTCCCCGCAGGGGCTCCATCCCGAAGCCGCACGGAAGCTGGCCTTGGACGCGGAAGCGGCCGCGCTCGACGCAGCCCGGGCACGAGCTCAGGAAGGACAGATGGTCCAGCTGTCCCGCGGCAACACCATTGCCCTGATGGGCACGACAAGCCACCTGCTCCGAGCGGGCGTGGCCCGTGCGCAGGCGCTGCAGAAGTCGCTGGACGCTGGCGATGTGCTGCTGACGCCCGCGCAGACGTTGCAGTTCGTCTCGAGCTGCGGGTACTTGGCGAAGACCGCGGCCGAAGCCGCGGAGACCACCATGCGAATGGAGCGCCTCCTCCTCGGCGCGCCGACCGAGATACTCGGCATCCAGGCCGACCGCATGTCCATGGACGACGCCGAGCGCGTCATCGACATGGCCTCCCGGGCGCTCGAGCGCGTCCGAGCCCAGGAAGGCCTCGTGCGGGTCGAGGCTTACGTCGTGGACCCGCCGCCCAAGGGCGAGCCGCGCAAGCCGTGAGCGCGGGCGGACGAGGCTGCCTGCCGCGGTTCACCATGCTCACCATGTTCACCACGCTGTAGAACATGCAGGCCGGCTACAGACCATGCAGACCGCCTGTAGAACATGCAGACCGCCTGTAGAACATGCAGACCGGGGCGCTTCCGTACAGACTCCGAACACTTGGCGCGGTTGTAGGTCCATCCGCGCGGAGCCACGACCTCACAGACTGTACACCGATTCCGCGGTGAGCCGGCCTGTCGGGGCCGGCCGCGACGGGACGCGCGCGGGCGCGCGAGTAGAGAACGCCGTCCTGTGGCCTCCCCGACCCCGTGCCGCGCCCACCGAGGCGCCAGGCCGGCTGGCCGTTCCAGCAGCACTCCGGCGGCGGCCAGCCGCCGGCCTGGCGCCAGACCCGCATCCGGCCGGAGTCACCCTAACGATTTGGAGGGGTTGCCCCTCCAGGCCGGGCTCCGCTGCCGGAGCTAAACCCTCCATATCATTGACGAAACCGCCCCCCCGGGGGGGCCGCCGGCCGTGGCCGGGGCGGTGGGTGCTAACGTGCTCCTCCATCCGCACCCTGAACTCACCCCTTGCGCCCCGCACGCAGTCCGCGCCGATTCTGCGAAGACGGCGCGGCTCCGGCCCGACGGCGCTGCTCGGGTGGGGGTCGGCGCGCTGCCGCCAATGCGCCACCGCCCCGAGCAGCCGCCCTTCTGCGCGGACTTGAGCCACCGTCCTTGGCCGCACAACGGGCTCCGCACCGACTCTGGCTTTGACCCGGCACCCTTTCGACGGCTTTGCTTCGTGCTGCGCCGCGGGCCGGCTCAATGACCCGGCCGTGACCTTCATCGACAGAACCGGAGCGCTGCTGACCACCGCCCCCACCGTGGAGGCTGCTGCCGTGGAGTCGGCCGAGGCGCGGCTCTACGGGCCAGTGGCCCACCAGCTCGTGATGATGGTGCCGCGAAGCGACCCGCTACAGCGTCGGGTCTTGCCGCCGGACCTGCTGCTCGACCTGAAGTTCGAGCGCGAGGTGGACACGGCTCCGTTCTTCGTCCCCAACCTGCGGGCCGCCCGCGACGCCGGCTACGTCGCGCTGTGCCTGGGACGGACCTACCGCCTGTTCGGCGTGAAGTCCCTGTTCGCCAGCGCGGTACAGCTCCGCCTGGTCGCCCAATGACCGCGTCGATGAAGGGCTTGCGCGTGTTCGCGCTGCGGTTCCTGTCCCCGTCGCCAGACGAGCCGACGGAGGCTGACCTGAACCGGCACGGCCTCCTCGACGTGGGGGCGCACGGGTGGGACATGCTGCTCTCGCGGCTGCCGCCCGAGGCCGAGGCGGAGGTGCGGCTCTCGGTGGTGCGCCCCGTCGTGTACATCGAGGTGGGGCGCGAGCTCAACCCGCACCGGATGGCGGTCGAGGTCGCCGGCCTCGGTCTGTACGACGTGGGCTGGTCCTGGTACTCGAGCCTGGTCGTGGCGGCGGCGGGCGGCTTCGGCCAGCGGATTCCGCTCCTGCTGTGGGACGCGGCGCTGGCCGGTCACTACGCCCGGCGGGCGCAATGACCGGGCCGTGGCGAAGCGGAAGCCCGACGTCTTTCTGAACGGTCTGCTCCTCCTCGGCGATGATGACGCGCCCGACGGCCACGGCGACTACTTCTGGGAGCCGGGGCAGCTGCTCCCCACGTTCGGCTTCAACCCGAAGGAGGGGCACGTCCTCATCCTGGCCCGAGCCAACGGCGACAGGGAGGCGTTCATCTACCGCGGCGGCGAGTGGCTCGGCGGGGTGGCGTCGGTGGTCAAGGCGATCAAGCGGCTCCACGGGGTCAGGGGCGTGCGGGTCATCTCCGCCCGCGACGTGCAGGGCGACTACAGCATCCTGATGGTGACCGCCGCCCGGAAGCACCACGCCGCGTTGCAGAAGATGGCCGAGGTCTTCATCGGCGGAACCTTCGCCGCGGTGCGGTGCATGGCGCTGATCCGCGCACCCGGGCTGTTGGGCGACGCGGACGAAGCCGCATGGCGCCTCGGGCAGCAGGCGAAGCCGTGAGCCGGGGCACCGGGTACAACAGGCGGCGGCGGGTTCGGCTACGGGAAGGCGCGGGGCTGCCCTACCGCTGGTGGGCGACGCAGAAGTCGGTCAGGTACAGCGTCAGCATCGACTACACGACAGGTGCCGGACCCTTCTGGCCGGGGCGCGGGCCGTCGGAGGGCGCCCGACGGGTTCCGGTCTCGACGTTCGACGAGCTCGACGGCGACGCTCTGCGGCGGGCGCTGCTCGACCGGCTGCCGGACACGGTCGTCGCGGAGTGGCGGCTGGGGTGCGGCCGGCTCACGGTCTGGCTGGAGGAGCGGGCGGCCCGGGCCGAGGGCTTTCTGCCGACGGGCGTGCGTCGGCTCGGCCGGGCGGTCAGTCGACAGAAGGTCGTCTGCCTCAACCCGTTGCTGTCGCGGGAAGGCTGGTTTGTGACGACCCCGGAGTGGACGCCGGACCACGTCCCGGAGTGGTCGGCGGCCGGGCGGCTCGTGGTCGTGGACGTGGCTGTCTACGGGGTCGGTGTGTTCCGCGTCGGCCGGGCGACCCGCCCGAGTACCGTGGCCCGTGTGGTCGGAGCAGCAGTCGCGCTGCGGCTGCCCGCCTATGGCGACCCGGGCGCCGAGCTGTGGCTCCGGTCCGCGCAATGATCAGGCCGGAGGCCGACCATGTTCCACCACCCGACCGTGTTCCCGCGCTGGCTGGTGTGCCTCGCGTGGGTCATCGACGGCGCCGTCGCGGCGGCCGCCGGCGCCGCCCGTTGGTTGCGGCGATTCCCGGGGTTCGAGTCATGAGCGAGTCCTACGTCAAGAGGATGCAGCGGGAACGCGACGCGGCTGTCCGCCGGGCCGAGGCTGCCCAGGACGCGCTGGAGGCTGCTCTGGGCGGCGACCTGGCCTGGCAGAAGCGGCTGGCCGAGGAACGGCGCGATCGCTGCCGCGTGCTGTGGGCGGTGCTGGAGCACTACCGCGTCGCCGTCGCCGAGTTCATCGCTCCGACGGCGACGACCGACTGCGTCGCGGCGATCAACCGGGCCGGGCGGGTAGCTGCCGTCGCCGTCGAAGGCGGGCCGCTCGGGCACCAGGGCGAAATCACGACCGAGGACAGGCCTCCGCTGGCCGATCTGGAGCGCATTCTCGGGGTGGTGCGATGATGCCCGCGTCGATCCGCGACCTCGTCGTCCGGGCCGTCGAGGCTGAAGGCTGGGACGGGCTATTCAACGAGGACGGAGAGTGCGCCTGCGAGGCGCGCGACCTGTTTCCGTGCTGCGACCCGTCCGTCGACTGCATGCTCGGCATGAAGTGCCCGTGCCCGCCCGAGCTGTGTGGCGAGCACGACTGGCACATCGCGCCGGGCTGTCCGCGCGGCGCTGGGTCTGGTTTGCCCTCGGAGTTGAACATCGCAGCTGCGATGTCGCCGGTGAAGCCGCCCCGAGCCGACGAGCCGCTGCTGGAGGCGCTCGACAACCAATGCATGCTCGGGGACGACCCCGCCGATCCTGCGACGGCGATAGAGCGGCACGCACGCGAACTGATCGCGGAGCGCGACGCCGCCGTCGCCCGCGCCGAGAAGGCCGAGGCTGCTGTAGTGCAGTGGAAGGCGCGCTCCGCGTCGTGGGCCGCGTGCTTGAGGCTCTTCAAGAACGACGGTGACGTGGCCGACGTGGTCGCACTGATCGACGCCGCGCTCGATAGCTCCGACGTTGCCACCATGGCCGACACGCGCCGCGTTGACTGGCTAGAGACTCAGGACTGCTGGATCGGGCTGCGCGATACGGGCTCTGAGATCAGACCGCTGCGGTATGCCGGCGGGTGCTACAGACGCTCGGTGCGTGACGTAGTTGACGCCGCCCTGGTCGACGAGCCCGAGGAGGAGTGACCGTGGGCACGCCAGACAGGATGCGGCGTCCGCCTTACCCGGTCTGTCCGGTGTGCGGAGGCCAGGTCGTCGGTGCGATGATGACGAGCGGCTCCGTTGAGATTGACGGTGTTCGGTTCTACCGACCGGAGGCCGTCTCGGTCTACTGCTCGTCCGGCGGCTGTAACTACGACAGGCTGCTCGCCGAGCTACCATTCCCTCCGGTTGACCAGAACAGGACGTCGGACGCCGCCCAGCGCGAGGCCACGGCGGTCAGTTCGCCGGGTGACCGCGCCGGGCGAAGGGGACCGCGCTGATGGGCGTTGCCGTGAACGATACCGTTGCGGGTCTAGACCCTGTGGTCTTCATCGACACGCGGGGCTGCGCCGTCACGCTTGCCGCCACACGCCGAGCAGCGACGTTGGCCGAAGCCGAGGCGCGGCTCGGTGGGCTGCGGTACGAGGTCGACACGATGGCCGTCGGAGCCTACCGGCGCGTCGTGAAGGAGCGGGGACGGGGTGACGTCGTGGCGTCCATCCGTGGCGTCCGCCTTCCGCGCCCCTTCCGCGACCGCGACGGCACATGTCGGTCGGTCTATGGTGACGTGTCGGAGCGTTGGCTCGCGTTGTCGCTCCGCGCCTTCATGCACTATCCCGTGCTCGCCGATTCCCGTTGGCTCTTCCTGCTTGGCGCCACGGAGGCGAATCGAACTTTGGAGCTCGAGCTCGTTTGGATGCTCGGAGCAAACTGATGGGGTCGCCGGCGAAACCGCTCATCGTGGTGGACGAGGGCGGTGCGTTGCTCGTCTGTGCCAGAACCCAAGCGGACGCCGTGGCTGCCGAGGCGGAGGTGCGGCTCGGAGCCGACCTGGTTCCGGTCCTCTTCATGCGGATCGCGGACGAAGCTCCCGGCCTCCTGGTCGTTCTGTTGCTCTGGCGTGGGGGCCGCACGAGCGAGGTTACGCTCTGGGCGACGGCCGCCCTCCAGGCGTACATCGGGCTCCCGGTACGGTTCAACGATGCCGCGTGGGTGCTGAACGATGTGGAGCGGAGCGAGTGGGGCGTGATCCGGCTGACGCTCCGTCCGTGACAGGAGTCGCCGACGGTTTCTTTCTTCCTTGCGCGCGCCCACCGGGCGCGCAATGACCCGGGGCGCGGAGGCAACATGGCACAGGAAGCGGAGATGACGAAGACCTCGCTGTCCAGGGCGGCCACTCCGGACGCGCCCGAGGCGCAGACGCGATGGAACCTCGCTGGACAGGCACCGGGCCGGGCCGGGCAATGAGCGGGGCGAACATCCACGTCCTTCGCGACAGCCCAGCCGACATCGACGGGTGGGCGGAGCTGCTGTTGGCGGCGGCGGAACGCGTCCGGGCGAGCGACAAGCCGATCCACGGCATAGCCGTGATTGTGGTCCGCGGGGAGCGCGTTGGAACGGAGTACGCTGGGGAGGAGCTGCGCCTGCTGGGAGGGGCGCAAGTGCTCGCTGCTCGGCTGGAACGGACGCTTGGGTGAAGGAGGGTTCGATGGCACAGGGCGCAGAACTCACGCGGACGCCGTTGTCGGCTGCGGTCGCCCGGGACAGGGGCGACGAGAAGTGGCGGAAGCTGAAGCCCGGTGACGAGGTCATCGTGCGTTACGCGGTCGATGCGGTGGCGCGGGCGGTGCTCGGGCGGCGGTTCGTCCTCGACCGCTTCTCCAAACCACACGGCTACGCCGTTGTCCGTGACGACGCCGGGGCGCTCTATGTTCACCCGGGGGCGCTCGAGCGGGTCGGCACATGAGCCGGGCGACGGAGTACGCCGACGGCGACCGGGCGTTCGCCGAGTGGCTGGAAGATGTCGACGTGCTCGTGCGGGCGCGCGTTCCGCTGGAGCTGTTCGACTTGGAGGACATGGCGCTGCGCGAGAGCTTCGACGCGGGCGACACCCCGGCTGATTGCCTTCGTGACGTAGTCGTCGAGTCGGTGCGCGAGTGCTACGGCGACGAGTACGCGGAGCTGCTCGTTGCGGAGGCGGACGAATGAACCTCTCGGTGATAGCCCGCGAAGAACGACTCGCCCGCGCGCTCAAGTTGACGACGACGGAGCAACTACGAATCGAATACTGCGCGGTCGGCGGCAAGCGCGGGTGGTGGCTCCGTGGTTGTGTCGAAGGCGACCAGCCCTTGCCCCAAACGGCTGCGGCGCACACGGTGCGTGAAGCACTGGACATGGTGGAGGCGTGGCTCGCGCCGGAGATCGACGGAGGGGACGATGCCGGGTAGGCGCGGGTCGAAGGGCAACCCGTTCAAGGTCGGGGAGCGGGTGCGTCTGCGCGGATCTGAAGTCGTCGCGGAGGTCGCGGAGGTTTGCAGCCCGGAGCAGAACAGTCCGGCAATGGGCGAGCGCAGCTATGCGCCGATCCGCTACTCCGTCAAGGTGGGCGCGATCGCCTTCTGGTTTGCGGCCCGGGATTTGGAGGCTGTGGATGAAGATGACGCGAGCTAAGGCTACCGTTCCGCCGGGCGCGGACCTTCGGGCGATTGTGGAGAACGCGGAGGTCGACTTCTGATGAAGGTCCACACCCTGAAGTGCTGGCCTCGGGAGTTCATGGCGATCAAGGACGGGCTGAAGACGTACGAGTGGCGGAAGGACGATCGCGGTTTCCACGTCGGGGACTTGCTCGAGCTGTGGGAGTTCATCCCGAAGTACAGCCGCATGTCCGGGATGGCCCTCCGGGCGGGCGTGACCTGGATCACGGCCGGCCCCGAGTTCGGGGTTCCGGAGGGATTCGTGGTGATGGGGCTCCAGTTCCTCGAGACGTTCGACGGCACCGCGTGGGCGCGGTGGGAGAGGGTAGGGTAGCGGGATGCACTTGGATGGCTTGGACGAGACGTTCGGGGAGCTGGAGATCACGGAGATGTTCGCCCACAGGAAGATCGGCCTGTGGACCGTTCGCGCCTACAGCAAGAACGCCAATTTCGAGAGCCAGCACGCGTCGCTGAAGGAGGCGCTGGAGCGTCTGGTCATCAAGATCGTGGCCGGTCGCGCCACCGCCGGCTTGGCCTGACGGTGCGAGCAGCCGTTGACCGCGGCTGCCATTCCAGCCAATTTGGACAGCGCGACTGCAGGAGGCCTGGTCCCGTCAGGCGCTCAATGACCAGAACGGAGGACGCGATGAACGGATCGGTGATGGCCGACGCGCGACAGCGGTACGAGATCTGCGACGCGGAAGCCTGGGAACGCCAGGCAGCGGGCGTCGAGGCCGAGGCTGACCGCCTGGAGAGCAACGCGCGGGCGCTCCGCGAGCAGGCGAAGTCCATGCGGCTCCTGGCGCAGCAGGCGCGGGGACGGGCTGCTCACCCGACGGGGGTGGCCTGATGCCCACGCAGGAACGCTACATGGGGCGGATAGGGGTCGTTCGGTTCTGTCGGGAGGTGACGCGGGCGCTGCCGCGCCTCTCGGTGCGCCGAAACCGCGTCTGGTACTGGCTGCCGTCCTGCTGGGGCATCGAGGTCGCGCGCCCGCTCTCGACGTGGCTCCTGTCCGCCTGGGGACGGACGCTCGTGCTGCGGCCGTCTCGTACCACGATGGACGCCGTCGACGAGCTGAAGAACTGCTGCGCCTACTGGCACGAGACGGGGCGCTGATGGACTACGCGGCGGAGAAGGTCGCCTTCGTGGACGCGCTCGGCCACTGGGAAGGCGGCTGCCCAGCGAAGGACGCCAGGGTCATCGTCCGTCAGCGCGTTCGCGGCGAGTACGAGGTGACCAGGCGGGTCGCTCCAGGCAGTTCGCTGGCGACACGGCTCGGGTGGTTGTTGGAGGGGCCGCACCACTGGGAGGTTCGACCGGCCCAGGGGTTGTCACCGTGGACTGCCCGGATGACGGTGTCCCGCGATTCGGGCATCGCGCTGCTCATGTCGCTGTACGCGGAGCGGGGCCGGCCGTGCTGACCTCCAAGGAAGGGGTCGGGTCCGGCCTCCACTACGAGTCGCGGCTCATCGTCCGGCCGGACGCCGCGGACGGGCTGATGTTCGAGGTCGTGCTGCCGGAGGGAGCAGCGTGCCTCGTGCTCCACGAAGACCACGTCCGCGAGCTGTACGGCGCCATCGGGCGTTGGCTGGAGGGGCGGCGGAGGTTGCATGGGTAGGGCGCTCGACGCTGCGGCCGAGGCCGTCTTCTTCGGACAACGGCTGTCCGACGTGGACGCCATGGTGAAGCGGTCGTCGGACCGCTGGTCCGAGGCGGCCGGAGTGCGACTGCTTGTGGATGGGCGCCGGGCGGCTTGTCCGGGCTGCGGGCTTGGGCACTGCTGCTACCAGCCAGTCCTGACGACGTTCGTCGAGGCGCTGGCCGTCGCTCGCGCCTTGACCGCGGCCGGTCGGGCGACGCGTTCCTTTCGCCGCGCACTGCGCCGAGCTGGCGAGAAGCAGGAGCGTACGCTGCTCGTCGGTCGGGAGAGCGAGCGCATGAGCCGGTGCCCGTTGCTCGACCGACAGAACCGCTGCACCGTGTACGCCGTCAGGCCGACCAGCTGCAGGACGTACATCGTCTTCGATGGGCGGGACGCCTGCCGTCCCTACGCGGAGCGCGAAGACGGGGAGCGGCCGATGGTCGCCGTGGTCGACAACGGGGCTCCGGTGGCGACCTCGATCCAGGTGGCGATGACCGCCGCCGCGGGGCTCGGGTGGCCGCGCGACATCTACGTCCGCGGGCTCCCACTTCAGGTTGCCGCGTGGCTGGATGCCGACGTTGGCCCGGCGGACGACTTCTGGGAGACGATCCGTCGTCAGTCTGCCATCGACCACGTCAGCCTGGCCAAGATCGCAGCGAACCAAGCGGGCTCCGTGATCGGGTTCGATTCGCGTGGCATCTTGGACATCATCCGACAGTTCGCCGAGAGCGTGGAGGCACCATGAACTTGCTGGAACGTCAGGTCTGGGCAGCCGTCTTCGGAGACAGCTTCAACAGGTACTCGTCGATGGCCGAGCCCCCACGAGCAGCGGCGCTCGGTGTCGGGCTTGCCGACGAAGCCGTGCTGCTGCTGCGGGAGCGTGCGGACCTGGGGGCGCTGCACAACAGCGAGGACTTGGAAGCCGAACGCCAGGCCGAGCTCGACCTGGGCGAAACCGACCAGTCCGACGTCGCCAACCCGGCGCTCGCCGGGCCGCCGCCAGGCGTCGTCGATCTCGTGCTCGCAGCCGGCGACCGACACGAGGCTGAGGCGAAGCGGCTCCGCAAGGAAGGCGCTCCGCGTGTCGTGGACATGTTGGCGGAGGAACGCGCGCTGGCCTGCTACCAGGTCGCTGATGAGTTGTCCGGGCTCTCGCAGAGCATCATGGGGCGCCTACCGCGCGTCGAGCACCCCGAACTTCCAGATGCACTGACCGACGCCAACGCGACCATTCTGGAGCTGCGCGAGCGGGTCGCCGCCTTCGCACGGTCGCGCCGTCGCTGGATCGACGCAATCGTGGCGGCTGTCCCCGACGGCTGGAACACACCGGACGAGGCCACCATCGCCATCAAGGCGGCTGTCGCCGGCGCTGCTCCGCTCGGGGAGCCCGTTGCGGCGGAGCGCGTCAGTCCGCCCGGTCCGGAGGCGGCGGGGCGGCTGCGCGCCGAGGCGCTCTGTCGCGCGGAGTTCGCTGCCCACGTCGGGAAGATCCTGGTTGCGCGCACCGTCTATGGATACGTCGGCGACGACTTCCGCGAGTTCCATCTGGACCCGCCCGTCCGCGTGCGCGTCGAGCCCACGCTGGACGAGGACGTAACGCGCTGGTGCGATGCCTGGTGCGACCCGTACTGGGACGTGACGCTTGTCGACCGGCCGGCCGAGCTGGCTGCGGCAAGCGCCCTGTGGGTCGACGGGCCGTCTCATGCGATGGACGGGACGGTCGGCTGGGGCCACGACTGGACCGAGGAGGCATCCCTGGTCAACGAGCACCGCGAGTGGGACAGGCTTGCCCGGGCGGTGGGCTGGAGCGAGGCCGTCAACTGCCCGCCGTGGGCCTTCGTCTCCGCGGTGCTGGAGCGCCGGGGTTCCGTACCTCAAGATCCCCAAGGGCCACCGCCGGACGGTGCTTGATCATCCCGAGCCCGTTTATCCGCGTCACCGACTCGATTCCACCGGAGTACGCCACGTCCCAACCGAAGGACGTGGCGATCTCGACCAGTCCGACAACGAGCGCAACGCGCACGACCTCGGCGCGGAGCGCGATACGGCGCTGTCCGCGCAGCATCACCGTGATCCGACAGGATGTGTGCCCGACGCCGTGAACGCGAATGCGCCCACGTTCTCCGAGCCGGATGGCAGCGGCATCTTCATCGCTGAACAGGGCGATGAAGTCCGCCGAGGCCAGGCGCTCATGCGGCCGGCGGAGCACCGGGAGCTTGTCGTCCAGCAGCGGTAGCAACGTCACGGCCACGTCATTGAGCAGACGCTCAATGACCGGCGTGGTAGAAACGAAGGCCATGGGCATTCCGAACGTCAAGGACTGGAAGTGCCTCCCCGGCAACTGGGACCCGCTCCACGCGACGTCCTTGTATCGGAGCGCGAACAGGTTCGGCCTCCCAGATGTCGCCGGCCCGGTCGATTGGGTGCCGGACGTGCTGCTTCCGTGGGTGAACCGGAACAAGCTCGACGACGACGAAGTGGCTGGCGGCTGTTGGCACTTCTTCTTCGACGACTACCGATTCGAGTCGGTCTGGAACAATCCCGGGAGGTACGACCGCTACGTCCTTGGCGCGCAGGGCGTGCTGACGCCGGACTTCAGCATGTACGTCGAGTGGCCGCCCGCGCTTCAGCTCTGGAACACCTACCGCTCGCGGTGGCTCGGCGCCTATTGGGCTGCTCGCGGGGCGGTCGTGGTGCCCACGGTCAACTGGGGCGACTGGCGTACGTTCGACTTCTGCTTTGCCGGGATCGCGCGACGTTCGACGGTCTGCGTTTCGACGGTAGGTATCAGGGTCGGGGAGGATGTGCGACGTCGGTTCTGCGAGGGGTACCGGGCGATGGTCGACACGATTCAGCCATCCATGGTCCTCGTGTACGGGGAGCTCTGGGATGACCTCGGCGTGGCAGACCTTTCGTCATTCGCTCGCTTCTCGCCCAAGGGTATACTCGAGATGCGTTCGCGGCTGGAACGTGGTCCCGTGGACACGCGGCAGTTGAGCCTCTTGGACGGCCTGTTCGATGACGAGGCAGACGCGGAGCCGGTCGACGCAATAACGGGGACAGGAGGCTGACCATGGGCGGACGTGGTGGAGGAGGCGGTGGTGGTGGTGGTGGTGGAGCTGCCGCGGGTGGGGGTGGAGCTGCCGCGGCTGCCCCGCCGGCTGCCCCGGCTCTCCCGACCCCGCATTCTCTGAACAACGCTACCCTTGTCCGCGAGTACGACAACCTTGAAAGGCGGATCGAACAACGTGTGTCGACCGCGGAGGAGCGTGCTCGGTTCATCGAACTGCGTCGGGAGGCCAACGCGCGGTCCAACCTGGGCGTCAACGGGCTTCGGCCCGCGATCCCGCAACGTACTGGCGGTGGCGGTCCGCCAACGCGGCGTCAGCCGGCTCCGCGACCCCGCGGACAGCGGTAGGAGGTCAAGATGGGAGGACGAGGTGGCAGTGGCGGCGGCGGTGGCGGACGCGGCGGTGGCGGCGGAGGCGGGGCGGCGGCCGAACCGCAGGCGAGTGCGGAGATCTCCGGGCCGGTCGGCCGATGGCTGCAGACAGCTGTGACGACGGACGAAGGCGCGCAGTTCCGCGATCTTCGGGTGACCCCGGCCGCGGGCGGTCTCTTTCGGGTGGACGGGCCCGTGAGCCAGCTTCGGTCGGCTTCGGACGTGATGGACTGGTACGGCGGAAACCCAGGGGATCGCGGTCCCAGCTTCCGCTTCCCTCGGGGAACGAACTCAAGGTCCATGTACGCCGCGTCGGGTCGTCTCATCGGGGGCATCCGTGAGGCAGAGGGCGGTCGGCGCGAAGGACCAGGGCGGAGGTGATTCACATGGGCGGACGTGGTGGTGGCGGTGGCGGTCGAGGCGGCGGCGGAGCAGCCGGCGGCGGTGGGGGTGGTGCCGCGGGCGGCGGCGGGGCAGCCGAGGTTCCGCCCGCTGTCGCGTCGGCTGGGCGAGCCATGTCCGGGGCCATCGCGGCGATGGACCGGATGGACCGCATGACGCCCTTCTCCGGGTGGTACAAGGGCGACCACGGCGAAGCTCGCCGCGACCTCATCCGAGCGACGCGGACCTACCTCGACTCGAATCCGCCGCCAGAGCTCGCGGCGCACGCCCGGAACTTCATGTACGGAGTTCGGCGCAACAACCGTGACCTGGACCCGCAGCTCCGCGACGCGCTGCGGAGCTACTAGGAGGCGACGATGGGCGGACGTGGTGGTGGCGGCGGTGGCCGGGGAGGCGGAGGCGGCGGTGGGGCTGCTGCAGGAGGCGGCGGTGGCGGCGGAGCAGCCGCGGTGCTCGCCGAGGCAGCGGCGTCAACGGACCCGGCTGGGGACTTCTCGCCAGCCCGGCTGCAGACGCTCTCGGACCCGGAGCTGCGCGCGCTCGGTGAGGGCATCAGCACGCGGGGTGTCTGGGGCGATTGGCGTTCGGCTACGTGGCAGGGCGTCGGGATGAACGCGACCGACGCGATGAACCGCCGAGGGACGCTCCCGTCGGGGCTCACGGTGAACGAGCTGCGCCAGCTCCCGTCCGGCGTCAGACCGAGCGAGGAGCGGATCAGGCAGGCCGGGTTGCGCCCCGGTGAGCGGACCCCGTAGCGGGCGAGCAGGAGGTAAGTCATGGGCGGTCGAGGCGGAGGAGGCGGCGGTCGCGGCGGTGGTGGAGCTGGCGGTGCCGCGGCCGGCGGTGGCGGCGGAGCAGCCGCGGCCGAGACGGCGACGGTGGTCGAGGCCTCCGGGCTCATCCCCGGCGGGGCTCCACGGCTCGCGGACGTGCAGCGGAATGTCGCGGCTGCGAATGCGGAGACGCCGCAACAGCGCCAGCGCCGAGCCGAGCGGGCTCTGGTCGACGCCATCAGCGTCGTCCCCGGGCTGCGCGACCAAGGGCTCCAGGTGAACCGCGACGTGAACACCGGGCGGATCGAGCTCAATTCGGTCGGCCGAGGGAGCAGGACGCGTCCGCTCACCGACCGAGAGCAACAGGCCATCGGAGAGATGCTGACCCGACAGGGCATGTCCGGAGCGACAGTCGATCCGGTCACCCGTCCGCGGCCAAATCGACAGCGTCGAGGTGAAACGCAACTGGCGCGGGTCTACCTGCCCGACACGAGCAGAACAGTCGCGCGGTAGGAGGTCAAGATGGGAGGACGTGGTGGTGGTGGTGGTGGAGGCGGCGGCGGTGGTGGTGCCGCGGGTGGTGGCGGGGCAGCCGGCGGCGGTGCCGCGACGGAGACGGCGGCAACGGCGGCAACGGAAACGGTCGTCTCGGGTGGGCTCCCGGCCGGGCGGTACCCGGGCAACTTGAACCGCAACGACGTCGAAGCCGCAGGCAACGTCATCAGCGTCGGGCAGACCAACGACATCGTCGTCCGCCAGGTGACAATCGACCGCGGGCAGAACATCCGCGGCGAGCCCGTCTTCGATGTCGCGACGTCCTCGCGCTGGGGACAAGGCGCCAGGGAATTTGGGGCGCCGAACCGGACGGCAGCGACGACACAGCGGAGCCAGCACGCGACCCTGGAGGCTGCTCAACGGGAGGCAACGCGGTCTGCGGCTGAGTCCGCTCGGCGGCTCTCCGAGGAGCGGCGGCAGCGTCGGCCATCGTTGCCGACTACTGGCACACGGCCAGGTGGACGGAGGTAGGTCATGGGCGGACGTGGAGGCGGTGGCGGCGGTGGCGGCGGTGGCGGGGCAGCCGGCGGAGCAGCGGCCGGTGGCGGTGGCGAAGCGGCCGGCGGGCTCCCGACAGAGGTGACTCCGCTGACCGGACGCATGATCGCCGAGGACGTGATCGAGCGGGTTTCGGCAGCGCCACCGACCGGGACGCGCGCCGAGGACTTCTACAATAACGGCGGTGCCGTGTTCGTGGGGAACGAGCGCGTGCGCTCACCCTACATGGCGATGGTCCAGACGCGGCGGTCGAACACCGACGAGGTCACGGTCACGGAAGGAGTGCCAGCATTCCGTAACCAGGACGGGACGTACTCTCGCCCAGGCGGGCTGTCTACCATACCCGCGCCACGCGCGTTCAGTGGCCCGACCGCCGTGGCCGACGCGCAGGCCCACGTCGCTGCTCGCACCCGATTCCACGGCGAGCGCCTTGCCCGGGAGCGTGCGCGTCTCGCTCGTGCCGGCCGCTGACCGGCTCAATGACCGGGGCGGGAGTAACGAAACATGGGAGCCTGCTTGGCGTGCTCTGGAGAGATGGGCAAGGTGGACACCTGCGTCAAGAACGTGTCCGTCGTGTTCCCGGACGGGGAGTCCCTTCCGACGGTGCCCTACCGCCCGGCCGGGCGTCACTGCTGTCATGACTGCGGGGTGCGCCCCGGCGGTCGGCACCATCCTGGCTGCGACATGGAGCGGTGCCCGCGGTGTGGAGGCCAGCTCCTCTCGTGTGGGTGCTTGGACGTCTCCTACGAGGCCTGGCTCGCCGAACACGAGGCAAATGCCTGGCTCCGCACAGCACTCCGTGAGTGCGCCAAGCAGATTCGGTCCCTGGCAGGACAGATGCTCGATCGCGCTGACCACGTCGAAGCGTTCTGTTCGGTGGCCGGCGAGATGGAGGCGGATGCCGACCGGCCGACCGACCCGCTGGAATTGGAAGACCAATGACCGAGCCCCGGGTGAAGCGGAGGTACGTTCGCGACAAGTGGCGGCAGCCGCCGCCGCCACACGCGCCTGCAGACGCCATCGCTGCTGACCCGGCGGCTGCTCTGGTCCAGCGTCCCTGGTCCGTCCAGATCGAGCTGACCGAAGGGTGTACCCGGCTCTGTTCCTTCTGCGGACTGAACGCAATCCGCACGAAGCCTGGCGGCTTCAAGCCGATGACGCTCGACACGGCGCTGCTCGTGGCTGAACAGGCAGCCGCCCTTGCCCCGTGGGCGCGGTACGAGTTCGCGATGCACGGTGAACCACTTGCCAACCGACAGGCGGTCGAGGTGGTGGCGACCTTCAGGGCGCTGCTCCCGAAGGCGCAGCTCCAGATGACCACGAACGGCCAGCTTCTCCGGGGCCGGATGCGAGAGAAGATCGTCGGGCTGTTCGACGCCGGACTCGACTACGTCATCATCGACACCTACCGTGAGGACAGGGACGACCTCCGCGCCGAAGCAGCAACGCTTGGCGTCGGCATCACCGTACGCGACTTCTACGCTGACCTCGCCCCCAGCGGGTGGTCGCCGTGGGGGAACCACAGGCGCTTCGCCCGCCGGCTCGTCGTGCTCATGGACGACCTGGGACTTCGCGACCGGGAGCGGGCCAGCCGCAAGGTGCTCAACCACGCCGGGGCGAGCCCGGCTCGCCCCGTTCCAGAAGCTCCGCTCCGGAAGAACTGCTCGAACCCCTTCCGCGAGCTCGCCGTCACCTGGAACGGCGAGGTGCGGCTCTGCTGCATCGACTGGCGCGGCGATTACGTCTGCGGCGTGGCTGATCGGGACGAAACGCTGACGGATATCTGGTGGGGCTGGCGGTTCATGGCTGCTCGGCGCCTGCTCGCGTCGAAGGATCGTCGGTTCGCGCCGTGTGGTTGGTGCGACAAGGACGCCGGCACGCGCGCCTTCCTCCTTCCGAAGATGCCGAAGCCTTACCCGGACGACGCAGAAGTCGCGGTGCGCGCAACGGCCGGCGGGCCGGTCGGAGCAGCCTGGCCGCGACTCTGCCACCCGCCCGCCTACTGGCGCGACCCGCCCGGCGGTGGCGTAGACTAGAACCCTCGGAGGTACGCCATGCGCTGGAAGTGGATCGTATCCGTCGCCGCCTTCGCGGCCATCGCCGTGACCGCCGTCGTGCTGCTCGTGTGGTTCGTTCCGCGGCACACCGAGCCGCTCCTGCTTCGTGTGTGCTGGAGCGGAACGGTCGCGCAGTACGCCGACCAGGTTGAAGGCTCGGGCGCCGTCGGCGTCTGTGCGTCGCCGGAAGAGGTCCGTTGGGGCAGGAGCGCCTTCCCGCTGTGCCTTGGGGTCCGCAACGAGAGCGCGGAGCTGACGTCGGCGGACATGCGTCGTGCCGAGTATGCGGTCCGCGAGGTCAACATGCAGCTCGGCTTCGACGCCCTGGCCTTCTGTCCGGTCAGCGCCGAACCGCGCGTTGCCCTGGTCTTCGGTGTTCCTGCGGAGGCGGCGGACGCCGACGCCGGCTGCTTCCACACCCGCGAGGTCGGAAGCGGCTTCGTGGCCAGGGCCACTGTCCGGATGCGGAACGTCCCCGACGACGGGACGGCACACCGGGTTCTGGTCCACGAGCTCGGGCATGTACTTGGGCTTGCCCACGACCCCGACGACAGCGGGTCGGTGATGTATCCGCTCGCCCCGGACATGGCGTTCCAGGGCGGGCTCGCGCCCGGGCGGTTCCGGGACGCTGACGCGCGGTTGCTCCGTGACCTGTACGACAGGACACAGGACGCGCCGGCGCAATGACCGGGGCGGAGGACCTCGATGCTGACACCCCGACCCTTCGACCTCATGCTGGACGTGGTCGCCCCGTTGATCGGCGCGTTGGTCGGCGTGTCAATCGCCTCTACCGTCTTCGGTTGCCTGGGGTGGCTGCCGTGAGCGCACCTGACGACGCGCCGCTGGAGTGGGACGCCTTCGTGACTCGGGCGCTCATCTGCGTTGGGCTGCTGGAAGGGACGAAGCGCGCTGCGCTCGACACCGTCGAGGTCGGCGGGCGCCACGGGAACCGCCCGGCTTGCGGGCTGGGCGCGCTCACCGCTGCTCGTGACCGGCTTGCCGAGACGACCAGGATGCTGAACTGGCTCCACGCCGACGTCGTCAAGGCGCTTGCCGATTGTGGGTCGGCGTGACCAGGGAGGTCAGGATGGACACGGTTCGCTACTGCTCGGACTGCGGAACGTCGGACCAAGAGACGGCTCTGTCTCCGTCCCTGTTCGGGAGCGACCCGGTCTGTGGCCGCTGCGAGTTGCTGCGGAACGACCAGCGCCACCGGGCTCCGCGGGTTCGCCCTGCCCTTGCTGCGCGTCGCCAGGTGGAACCTGTTCCGGCGTGGCTTCGCCGCTGGCGTCCGTGACGCGGTAGACGCTTCCTCACTCCGCACGGCCTCCGGAAATCGTCCGGGGGATCTCCCCGCGTAGTCCTTCGTGACTCAAGCCGAATTGGGCGGGCGCTCTGATAATCGTCCCGGGATGTGTTGTGGGAAACCCGCGGGTTTCCTATAAAGGGTGGTGGAGGTGACGGGATGACGAGAGGCGGGACGAGGAAGGCGGGACAGGGCTCCAAGTGGATCAGGCGTTCGACCCGGTCGCGCATCTACGCTCGCGATGCCTACTGCTGCCAGTACTGCAGCGGCCATGTGACCCCGGGCGCGGGCGGCAACGCCACCCTGGATCACATCGTCCCCGTCGAGCTCGGCGGTACCAACGACCCGTCGAACCTGGTCACCGCCTGTTTGTCCTGCAACAGCGCGAAGCAGGACCGGACCACCAGCGAGTTCGTCGCGCACCTGACCGCCCGCGGTGTCAACGCGGAGGGCGTGAAGAAGAGCGTAAGGAACGCGGGCCGCCGCCGGATGCCGAGCGCCGCGGCCGGGCTGGCGATGTGGAACACGACCCGGGCGGCTGTCGCCCTGGTGGCTTGAGGAGGATGTGATGAAGGCTTCAAGGATCAACGTCCAGCAGTACTCCTGGGGAACGCTTCTGGTCATCGAGGCGGGGCACGCGGTGACGGTCATCGTCCACCCCGAGGCCTTCCGCGCGTTGGCCGACGCCCGCGACCGCGGTGTCGCCAGCTCGTTCTTGGAGGAGACGGGGCGCACCTGGAAGGTCGCCCAGAGCGACGACGGCGGGCTCGTGTTCGTGACCCGTGGCGTGTCGAAGGTCAGGTTGAACGCGCCGCAGGCGGCGGGGCTGCCGGTCGCTGTGAACGTGTGAGACAGGCAAGGAGGCAGACCATGACGGGCAAGGCGAGCAAGACGAGCAGGACGAGCAGGAAGCCGCGCAAGCTGACCGTGGCACAACAGGCGTTGGCCGTGGCCGAGTACGTCGACTCGATCCGGGCGGCCGCCCCGGCCGGCGCGACCGTCGCAACGGGCGAGGGCTCCAACGACGGGACGTGTGCCTACCGGCGGGACGGCCGCGGGTTCGGTACGGGGAACGAGACGTGGGCGACCGTCCTGGTCGGCGCGGCGGCCCGGGTCGTGTTCAACGTCTCCTGTGACGAGCAGGGTGTCGACGTCTACGGACACACCCTGTTCACGAACGCCGAGGGCCAGTGGTGCTCCTATTCGCGGCGTGGAATCGAGGATTCCTTCTACGGGACCGACTTCTCGAACCGCAGCAACCCGCCCAAGCCGGCCAGCGAGCTCCTCGCGAAGCAGCTCGAACGGGCGGAGGCGGGGCGCGCCAAGGCGCTCGCCAACGTGGGTAAGTGGATCACCGTCCCGGGTGCGCCTTCTCGGCTGCACCAGGACGACCTTCCGCGCGTGCAGGCGACCCTGGCCTCGGGCTCCGTCCACAGCATCTACCCGCACGGCTTCGGCACCGGGATGCAGATCTCCGCGCGGCTCATCCGCGGCTGGACGAGGAACCCGGCGGTGGCCAAGGCGCTCGGCGTGCGCGAAGCCTTCACGTCGACCTTCGATGCGGACTGAAACACAGGGAAAGGAGAGCACGATGACCATGGAACGCTGTGCGTACTGGCGCGAAGTGATCGGGGCGGAGATGGACGCCGGCTTCGACGCCGGCGAGTTCAGTGGCCCGGACCACGGCAAGGCGCTCGAGACGCTGGAGCCCTGCGGCCGGTGCCCCGACTGCATCACCTCCGTCGCTGCTGCCGCCGAGGGGCCGTCCGGCCTCAACGACTAGGCGAGCCCGCCGCTCAATAACCAGGCCGAACGGAGGTGAGCATGACGCTGGCGACGTTGTTTGCTCTGTGCGACGCCTGGGCGCAGCTCGCGCCAGAGGTGCAGAAGACACTTCGCGCGGCCGCGGCGGCCGACGATTCCTTCGACACGAACCGCGAGCAGCTCAGCACGGCCATCAAGCAGGCGCGGGCTGGCCTGTCCCTGGCCGACGGGCAGGCCTTCGCGCTCCGCGTCTTCCTGGAAGGCGACAACGACCTTCGCGCCGAAGCGGCCGGCATGCGGGCGAAGTACCGTGCGCTGTACGACGACCTGGTCGATGAGGTCGTCGCGCCGGGGCACTCGTGAGCCGGGTCGACTACGCCTTCCACGATGACGGGGCGGTCATCATTCTGTCGGCTCCTCCGCCAGTCTGGGAGTTACATCTTCCGCCGGACCCGAAATTCACAGCAAACGGATGGGGTCGGCGCGTCCGCGCCGCGGGTGGCTCCTACGTGGAGGCGCGCGGCGCCACGACGCGGCGGTTCGTCTCCGTTCCAGGCACCGCTGGGGAGCTCGTAGACGCGCTCGTCGCCGCCTTTGCCGCGGGGAAGGCGCTGACCGCGGTCGTTCGGGGCGTCCCGCGAGCGCTCCCGACGTGGGCTGTCATGGTCCGCGTGGAGTCTGCTGCTCGGCCGGGGCCGGCGGCGGCGATGGAACGCGCGTGGTCCAGGAACTTGCAGCGGATGGCTTCCGACCCGCGCATCCCGGTCGTTCCGTGGAACGACGCGACGCGTGCCGCATTTGCCGAGAACTGCCGAGCGAAGGAGCAGGACGCGTTCGCCCGTGAGGTTGAACGGGCCGTCACGGGGCTCGTCGGGCTCCTGGCGCGCCTGGAGCCTGGTGTTGCTCGGGTCGTTCTGGCTGCGGTTCGGGCCGGACTGTCCGCGGCACGGAGGCGTGGCGCCGACGTCAGTACCGCGTCCGCGGAGGCCGGGGACATCGCTCGGCGGTCCGTCGCACCGGCACCCGCCCGCGGCACGCGCCGTGTCCAGCGGACGCGCTGACCGTCATTCCACTCCGATAAATCGTCCTGGGGATCACCCACACAAGTTGCCGAAAGCATTTGCGAAACCAGGGCGGTTCCAACAATCGGCCCCGGATGTCTTGCGGGAAACCGGCGGGTTTCCTATAAATGGTGGTGGAGGCTGAGAATGGCGAAGCGAAACGAGAAGACGGCGAAGGCGGCGGCGGTTCTGGCTGAACTCCTGGGAGCGAGCGGGACAGCCGTGAACACGAACGGCACCCTCCGGGTCGGCAACGCGGCGCTCGCGCGCCTGGCCGAGCTCGCCCCGGGCTATGCCGACTACGTCGGCGTGCGCGTGAACACCAACAGCGTCACCATCGACCCGACCTCGTTCCCCTACGTCGCCGCGCTCGCCATGAAGGACGCCCCGGTCGTGATCCGCTCCGAGACGCCCGCCCCGGGCTTCTCCGTTCCGAAGGCGCCGAAGACGACCGCGAAGGCGTTCCCGGGCGCGAAGGCGACGCCCGCCGCCTCGACCGGTCCGACCGTCATCATCGACCGCGGGGCGCGCGTCGTGGGCGTCGGCGACCTGGTCGGGTTCAAGAGCGACATCGAGCAGGACGGCATCATCGTGTCGATCGAGGACCGCCGCGAGTACTGGAACCGCCGGACGGTCATCACCGTGAAGCCGGCCAACGGCGATCACTTCTACGGCGACTACATCGGGCCGCGCTCCACGGGCGAGTCGACGACGGAGCTGGACCCCGAGGAGTGCTGGTAGGCAAGGCAAGAGAGGAACAGGAGGACACCATGAACACCATCACGAGGCAGCAGAGGACCGAGGCGGGGCTGGCGAAGGCGGCGGCGGCACGGGCCGAGATCGTCGCGGCGCTCACGGCGGCGGAGGCGAGCGTCGAGGACAAGGGACTGTACCTGGTCGTGAACGGCCAGCGCGTCCCGTTCGAGGTCGGCCTGGAGTACTCGGGCGGGGCGCTCTACTCCAGCCCCAACGGCAAGGTCCGCGCGAAGCTGGGCGCTCACGGGGACGTCCGGCAGTTCCCCGAGGGCAAGACCGGGCTCAACGTCGCGAAGATCGTCGAAGCGATCGGCGCCTACGCCCGGGCCGAGCTGGCCGCGGCGCGGAGGCGGGCCGAGCGCGACGGCCGCGAGGCGGCGGGGCTCCAGGTCGCGGCGCGGATCAACGAGACGGCGTCCGCGACCTCGACAGCCCGGGCGGTCGCGCGGAAGGGCACCGGCCAGCTCGCCGTCCTGGTCGACATGGACGTGGAGGAGTGGCAGGCGACCGCGATTCTCGCGGCGATCCGCGCCATCGTCGGGGCGGGGAAGTGACCGTGAGCCGCTTCGGGACAGGGACCGAGTTCGAGAGCAACGAGGCTGCGATGGTCGCGGCTTCGCTCAATGAGGCAACTGGCGGCGACGGGACCGCCGCCGAGCTGGCCGCCACGGGCGGTTGCGAGAGGGAGGCTAGGACCATGACGCAGGGAACCCAGAAGATCGACACCACCGCGATCCGCAACGCCATCGCCGTCGTGCTGAGCCGGGCCGAAGCCCCGATGCCGACCGCGACCGTGGCCCACACCGCCGGGGAGTCGCTCATGGCAGCTGTTCCCGGGCATCGCATCCGCTACGCGCTCGAGCAGATGGAGGCCGAAGGGCTCGTCGCCCGCGCGACGCGCGTCCCTCGCGTGAGCTGGGCGCTCGTGGTCACGACCGCCGCACAGAAGGCCGAGCACGCCGGCGTGCTGGTGCCCGTCGCCACCGAGCCGCCCGCCATCGACCTCTGCGCCTTCTGCGACGACCAGAGCCACAACCGGGACGCGGACGGCTTCTGCATCCGGTGCGGCAAGCCCGCGGCGGACGCCCCTTCGCCCGAGGCGCTCTCGTTCATGCGCGAGGAGGCCGGCCAGCCCATCGCGCTCGAGGCGGACGAGCCGCCCGCCGTCCAGGCCACCCTGGGCGCCACGGCCGCGAAGCGCCGGACCGGGAAGGCGCGGACCCCGAAGGCCGAACCCGTCGCCGCGCCCGCGGCCAAGCCGAAGAAGGCGCCGGAGCCCGCGACGAACGGCGTCGCTCCGGCCGAGGCCTCGGCTGCAGCGGCAGCCCTCCGCAGCGCAGGCGTCTGCGACAGGATGGCTCTCGTTCTCGCGGACGGCCGGGGCCGGCCGGGCTCGGAGCTCGCGCGGCTCGTTGGTGTGGCTTCCAAGGTCCAGCGGGCTGGGTTCGAGCAGATCGTCGCCGCCATGAACGCCTCCGGCGAGCTGGCGCGCGACGGCGCCGTCGTCATCCTGAACCCGATGGGTGGCCTGGTCGACACCGCCGCGTTGCTCGCCGCGGTCGCCGGGGCGCTCGGCACCGGCGCGACGGCCGGTGTCGTCAGCGTGAACGTGACCGGTCCGGCGCTGGCTGCGCTGGCGCGGCTGCTCGGGCTCAA